TCATCGTTCTTTGATAGGATCAGAGCAGTATTGCTTGCGGCCGCAGTCTTTGCATTTGAAGCCGGCCCAGATGGTATCGAATTGGTTCATTGCGGCTTCTACCAGAGCTGGGTCATCTGTCAGAATGCCCGCCTCGAAGTTGCGGTTGCGTGGACTTTTCATTCCCAGGCCTGCGCCGGTGAGGTTTGCCGAGCCGATGTAGGCAAACTTGAAGTCAAAGATAATCAGTTTGAAGTGTACTCTGGGGCACAGAACCCGCTCCAGTCCGGAAAACAGTACTGGATAATGGTCGAAATCCTCCCTGAATTTCGGGCCTGGTTCCTTGGCATGGATGAGACGGATTTCACGCCCTTTGCTGATCAGGTCGGCAAGTACGCCCAGGAGAGGACGCTCGCCGACATACAAGTCCTTTATGTCGGCAGTCCCGATCCAAAGATGTTCTTTCACATTAGCAACGCGAGCTATGACTTCCTGGAAGTGCGTTTCGTCTGCGATGTACTGTATCATACTAATAACTGTGAATTTGTGAGAATATGTCGGAATAATTCTTGACGTCCCTTTCGCGCATCAGGAATTTGAGAGCTTCTCCCTGAAGCATTCCCCGTCGGTTGTCATCCTTGTCCCACAACGTATTGTTTGATGCGTAATCGGTTACGGCATTGTAAAGTTCCCATACGGACATGCTGGCTTTCATCTTTTTAAATTGGAGTGTTGTGCCGTCATATCCTGCGTTAAGGTACATCTGAAGTTCCTCATTGTAAGGAGCGATTGCTTTGGCAATTTTGTTGTCAATCATGTAATTGTCGAGTTTGTCTGAAATTGTTTTCAGCTCGGCGATTGATGCATTGACTTCCATCGCCTCAAGGGCCTTGCTTCGGAACTTATCAAAAGAATCGGTCAATAATCCGGAGTTCTGCGGGAGGTCCAGTATTCCGCTGATTTGGTCTTCCCTGATGGTCGTTATTCGTGCTTCCTTATGTTTTATGGTTTCAGTTTGGCCATTTGAACAGATAAGACGTTCGTAATATCGTCCTAATTCGATTTGACCGAGATTCCATTTCAAGTAGTAAGAATTGACCAGAAAGTCCTCATTGGAGGCTATCTGCCGCACGTCTGGGTTATTGCTGTTTAGAAACAAGGTGAATCCGGCAGAGATGTCATACGCCATTTGATAGTCGACAGGATAAAGACTGTTCTTTTCCATGAAGAGTTCCAGAAAGTCAAAAAAGGCGTCGGATGTGATGGGGTCTTCACTGACGGGAACCAGTCCACTTACGGTGCGGCTTGAAGGATTGGCTATCAGCGCAACCGAGACAGGTTTCATCATGGAACCTGCCGTAGCCAAGTAATTGCGAAAATCCCTGACTCCGGCTTCTCCTGATGCGTTCTTGACAACTTTTGCCTGCATGGGTGTAAGTCCTATGATCTTGTCCAACTGTTTAGACACCAAGTCGTTCACTAGAAGTTCTGTTCCATCCACCCTATATACGTTCTTGCCGTAGCCTTCGTATGGTGCAGTAACATTCGAACCGTCATCAAGGCGTCCGATATATTCGATTGCGTCTCGACGGACGACTTTGTACGGATTTGCAGACCTGTCAACTTTCTGTCGCAGTTCTGCCAGATTGATTTCACTCATGCTCCAGTTTTGTTTTGGTTGTTAAATATCTTGTCGAACTGATCTGCAAATTTGCGGAGACTGCCGGATGCTGAGGATTGCAGTTTGCGCAGTTTGCGATCTTGTTCGAATTTGTCGGCATTGTAATAGACGTCGCCGGTCACGGACAAATCGTAATACAGACGTACTCCCACATCACCACGACGATGTTTGCTGAAGACTGCGTAACGGTCAGAGTAGATGTTTTGAGGATTTTCGAGTCGAAGTTCAAGCATCGCTGTGATGGCGTGTTTGAGTCTGTTGGAACCGATGAAGTGGCCTGCTTTCGTCACCTGTTGGATGGTCAGGAACGTGGTGTTGACCCCACGAGCGTTGGCGGCTTTGTTTTGCTGCTTGATAATCGAAAGCAACATGCTTTCAGCTTTCTTGAGCGTGTAGTTTTCTTCGTCTTTGATGATGCCCTGTAACTCATAGAAAGAGTCAATGGCAACGATATCCCAGCCCTGTTCCAATGTGCTCTTGAGGGTTTCAAGATTGTGGGAATCATCTTCTTCATCAAAATTGGCTTCGATGAAGAGAATGTCCAAGTCCTGGAACTTTGGAAAACGCTGGACGTATATGGCCAGGTCAATCTCGTTCATTTCTGCGCTTATAAAAAGTACGCGGACGCCTGTGTTGCATTTGCGGATATTCGAAAGAAGGTCAAGAATGATGGTGGTCTTACCCACTCCAGGGTCTCCGATGATCATGTAATTGACACCCTTGGGAAGTCCTTTGTAACTGCATAACAGTTCATCCAGAACCGTTCCGCTCATATAATTGCGGAATAGCTCCGGATCGAACTTCATATCACGCATTTTTATAATTTCTCGTTTCATGGTTGCAAAGAAAGTTTGTTGCGCAGCCAAAACTTGGCAGAATTTTATTGGCTGTTCCCACTTCGAAAGGATCGCGTGAGATCGAGTCTATATCGACATTACGGTCTGTATAGACTTTAATATCCTCGAATTGACTGACGGCATCTTCGGAGTGCCAGACGAACACCTCATCGTAGTCAGGCCCCTCGCCAATCCATTTCCCGACGATGCGTGGCCAGATGTTTCCCGAAGGTATGATGTGCAATGTCTTTCCCATACTTCATGTCCTTTTCTTGACTACAAAGTTAAAACGCGTCACTGCGAAAGTGTGGCACTAACGCGTTTGTGAAAAGACTGACATAGTGTGAACATAGAGAAAAATCATTGGAGCTAAAGGTGTCGAACTTAAACCAGTTGGTCTTTCAGTTCAGATTTCAATTCACGGACAATCTCGAGGACACGCTCCTCCAAGAATTTGTATTCCTCTAAATAGAAATAGTCTTTGACGATTCCCGGCGTGTGATCCTTTTCTTCTAGCAGGTCGGAAATATTGTCTGGACTGTCGGAGATTATTTCCCAATTCTCGTCACAGCGACATAGCCAAGCATGCCAGGGCTCCTTACCACAGTAACACTCATTCAATGTAAGAAGAATAATCCAATTGTTTCCGTCATTGTCTTTGAAATGGTAGACTATCTCTGGGTAAAAGATGTCTTCAGCATAATCTTCATTCCATATAATGGCGATGATGGTTATATCCACCGAAGAATCTCCTGATTCCGCCATGCGGTCCAGCCACATTTCCCTCTGGCTGAGTGTAAATATACTTGTAATTTATCTTCTTGCAAAGACTTTTGTTATATGATTTTAACATCTTTTCCGAACTTTTCATTGATCTTTTCCATAACCTTGAGGGTTGGCGGTATCTCATCCAAAATTTCAGGGAAAGCACTGTATCTCAGGGGCAGCACAAGCCTCTTTGTGCCCATGAGGATAATGAGTTTTGCCCTGTAGCGCTGCTTTTTGATTTGATAATTCTGGATTCCGGCATTGTCGAGAAATGACGTGAGCATAGCATCCGCCATGATTTCATTGATCTGACGGGCCTTGCTTTTCTTTTGCTGGGTAAAGATAAGCTTGTTCGTCTTGTCCTTCAAGTCTGGAATCAACTCCTAGCACATATCCTTTAACTCTTTCGGAATGCTTTTGGGGTAATGCCCTGTGGCCTTAGCAATCTCGGTACGATACCACCTGATAATGTTGTCTTGCTCCAGTTCCTGGAGGTAATCTTTGTCAATGATGTTGCCGGACTGGATGTATCGGTTCACTACATTGCAGATACCCTTCATCGCTATTCTGAGCAGTGTATTGCTGTCGAATTTCATATGACTTTTTGTTTTGCAACCCCGTCCGGAAGCGGACGTCCGGACAGGGTTCAATATCATTTTATCATTATACTGATGCTCCCCGAAGTTCTTACAGCTTATTTGTCGGAAATCAGTTCTTTTTTGCTGTGCTCAGGAAGAAAGAACTGATTTTTTTTAGGCCAACCTGTTAGAATGTCAGTCCGCCGTTCCTTAGCGTGTTGAATCCTTTTGTGAAAAATGCAACTTCTTTACATTGTCCAGGATTCCACCATGGCTGAGGACTGGCAGGGACTGCAATCAGGACTCCCTTTGGAAGCTTCCATCCGCAGAATCCTCTCTGGCGCACTTTACCATTGCGGCATGTGTGGTCGATTTTAATTGTTGTGCCGTTCTTCGAAGAACACGGATCTCCAGCGGCGTTTCTGAAATTGTCTGCGATGTAGGCGCGATTTATAGAAACCAGAATGATATCCGGTTCTAAGATGTTCAATAACTTATCAAAATACCCAATCTCTTTGAACTGCTTGTCCAAATAACTAGCAATCTCCTTTGGTAACTTGCTCCATGTCGGGTCGGTTGCAAGGGGACATTTGATGTCAATATGGATGGCTGTATTATGATAAGCCTCTTGTGTGTTTGTCATCTTGCCTCCATAACTTGCATCCAAGGCGCGTAGTGCGTATTCTTGATTTTTGAACCAGTTGGTGTAAGGGCTCACATTGAAGTAATTGTTCATTGCGGTCTCGTAAGTGGAAATGTCCTTGGGAGATAGGGAATTTAATCCCTTGATAGCAGATGCATTGGGGAACCGATTGATCTTATTTCCTTTTTTGTCCTCGAACTCAATATTTGACGGATTCAGACTGACAGTCACTATCTTCTTGTCTGATTCATAATATTTGTTGAGGTCCCCGAACCAAATGATAGGGATGCTGTCATTGACAAGGTGGGTTGACAAGGTGTTTTTGGAATTGACAAACTCATTCCAAACGTCTTTGATTAATGTTTCCATTTGTATCATCTTTTTTGTGTTTTACAACCCCGTCCGGAAGCAGAAGCTCGGACAGGGTTCAATTACATTCTATCATTATACTATACTGATGCTTTCCGAAGTTCTTACATCTTATTTCTTACCAGTCTCAAAGCTATTTCATGATGCAGGAATTCCTTTTGTGGCATAAACTTCAAATGCCTCACAGATTATTGTGAGCAAAACGCGAATAATCGAGTATGAGGAAAACGAAGTTGTTTTCTTCCTGCTCGTTTGTCTATATAAAAGACTATCAGTATATTTGTTGACATATAAACTGTAATTTGCTCGCATCCTCGGATATGAAACACTTTTTTTCGTTTTCGTTAATGCTACTTCTTGGTGCCCTCCTCCACGCCCAGGAGCATAACTTTGAGTTTATTTCCAATCACATCTATCTGAATGCAGAAGTGAACGGTAAGCCTGCAAGGCTGGTTTTCGATACTGGTTCCTCCGATGTATATCTGGACAGTACCTGGCTTTCTGAAAGCGGGATCAAGTATGCACGGATGGGCAAAGCGATGGTGCGGGGAGCAGGAAATGAAGCCAAGAAAACGACGCTTATCTTCTCCGGCGTTAATGTCTCGATGAATGGAAGGCAATACTCTCCCCAGATGGTTCCTGTTATTGATTTGCGTGCCATCCTTGGTGACACGGCCGATGGAATCTTCGGCCTTAAAGATTTGAAAGAAAAGATTATTGTCATTGATTATAAGAATGAAAAATTAACGCTGTCAGATAAACTCGCCTCGGCTCAGACAGAGGGCTTTTCTCGCATACCGATAGAGACTGATTCGAACCATCCTGGAAAGATTTTAGTCCCCATTGATGTCACAGTTATTCCGGGTAAAGTTATTTCCGGCAAGGCACTGCTGGATACCGGCTCAGGAAAGGGCCTCGAATTTACCAGCAAGGCCGCAGCTAAATATGGATTGGATAAGATTCAGGAAAAGAATCCATTCTACTACAAGCATGGTGGCGTGGGCGGAGAATCAGCCGGTTATGAGTTTGCTGTCGATAAAGTGACTGCGGACAGTGTCCTGTTGTCCCAAGGTAAAGCCCGGTACAGCACGGACAAAGCAGGCGCGATGGCAAGCGATGAGTATATAGCTGTCGCAGGAAATGAAATATGGCGGCATTTTACCATCATCATCGACCTAAGCAAGTCTGTTTTATTCCTGAAGGAGAACCTGTAAATTCACTCTACTTGCGTTTAGATGCTTAGTCTGTCAAAGTCAGGCCATATTCGCTGTTTTATTTCTGTTGCAGTTCCTAGCTTTCCCTTATTTGAGAGACCTTTCAAGTTACTCTGTCTCAACTTTGGTAATCTCGCCGTTCTTGTCAACCATAAACCAGTCCTCTCCTTTCTTGATTTTTCCAACCCCGTCCGGAAGCAGACGTCCGGACAGGGTTCAATTACATTATACTATATACTATACTGATGCTTTCCGAAGTTCTTACATCTTATTTCTTACCAGTCTCAAAGCTATTTCATGATGCAGGAATTCCTTTTGTGGCATAAACTTCAAATGCCTCACAGATTATTGTGAGCAAAACGCTTATGTCCTCTGAGTCAGCGAAATGGCTGTAATGAATATAAAACAGATAGTGAAAATAATTCTTCGCATAATGGTCATTTTTTTTGTGGTTGATTATTCCAAATCTAATAATCTGACAATGCGACTATTTGGCTGCTGTTATCTCGCCACAATCTAGCGCAACGCCTCCAAGATGACCTGGTATTTAATCAAGTATTTAAGTTGGATATGGAAAACACGTAAGAATGATGCTGATTTGCTGTATATATAATTGAACTATAGAAATGCTATAATAATATGTCTGAGACAGATGAGATAATCGGCTCTGCGGAACCGATGGAAAGCGAAATATTGTCCGACAACCTTCAGCTCATTGTCGGAAACCGGGAGTATATATACAGTCATCGTGAGCTGTTCTTGTCGCCGGCGCCGGTCTCGGTATATGGCATAAAGGGGCCGATAGCTGTCGGAACCCTGCTGAAGTTATGGGAGCAAGGTAACGGATGGCTATGTTTCAAGTGTGACGAGTGCGGGGAAGATGCCTGCGTATATTCATTTGCAGGAAATCCGATGACCGGGACGACGTCCGTCAGTTATCAATGTTGCCATTGCGGGGCAGGCAGGCAACATGTGAGGACCGGCAACTTTATAGATAGGGCAAGAGCGCTTGGTAAAGCAATTGAACGATGTCAACATGGGCAGGATGATGTGGAAGGAATTCCATTTGAGAACCTGATCGCCTTACTGAAAGAATCACGCGTCCGAATTGTATAGCCTGTCGGACATGATGACGATTCTCGGACAAGCCGGAACAATGGACAAAAAGGTCAATTCCTTCTATGAGAAGGGGTGTGCCTATTTGAGAATATTCAGGCCGGGAATATTCACAGTGACATAAGGTGCCAGATTAAGGCATTCTGTTGAGCTATATTTGACGCAATAGAAGAGAGGACAGTATTAGAAAATACATGGTATGCTGCCTTGCCGGGTATAGAGGCTGGAAGGGAGCGAAGTAGAAGTAATAGTTAGGGTGCCGGTGAAAGAAACTGATAAGTCTCCGGTATAATAAGTACAAAAACAGATAATATGGTTGAGCTAGTTACAGACAGGCTGGTGATTGCGACACCTGGCGAAAGACATATCGACGAGGTGTTCCGGATAATGAGCACTCGTTGTCTTGCAGAGCGGACCGGGTTCAAGAAAATGGATGACGTCAGTGAGGCTGAAGGCAAGATCCGCTGGGCCATGCGGACAGACAACATGCTCATCATCTCAAGGAAAGATGAGGATGACGTGATAGGTATCATCATCCTCACCCCGAAAGAAATCAACTTGCCTCAGGGAACATTGATGGATTATGAGATCTGCTATTTCATTGAAACATCTTTCCAGGGGAATGGCTACATGACGGAGGCATTGGCCTGGATAAAGGAATATCTTTTCAATGTCAGGAAGGCGGACAGGCTCACAATCTATCTTGAGCCAGACAACGGACCGTCAAGAAAGGTGGCCTTGGCGGGAGGATTCAAGTTCAGCCACGTTGAGAAGGAGGCGGGATGCAGAAATGACGGAACGATGACGGATCTGGAGTTCTATGTCCTTGACAGACAGGATTCTCCAAAGGACGTTGGCCCATGTACGGACAATTACCTCAATAGGCAGAAGTGGATAAACGAAGGTGGCGTACTTTTCCCGATTCCGGGTTCCGCGACATTGCTTTCCACTCCGGGGGACGGCGTGTTCCGGATTTACGTTGACGCCAGGACGGGCCGAATCGGTCTCGAAAAGATTGCGGAATCGTTCATTGTCAATTTCAAGGTATATGGAACTGAAGGGAAAGCCATCAACGACCATATAATCCATACATGGAACTCTGACGTATTCCAAAAGTCGGGCAAGAACCTTGGTGTCATCTTCAACGGATTGAAGGGTACAGGCAAGACCATCGCCGCCAAGCAACTTTGCAACAGGCTCGGGTTGCCCACCATAGTCGTTTCGAAGCCTGTTGACGGATTGCTGGAATTCATCCAGGCGCTCAATTTCGAAGCCGCCGTCCTCATAGATGAGGCAGAAAAGACTTTCGATGAAGAGTCGGAGATTCTGCTGAAAATGATTGACGGAGTGTACAACCACCGGAGGAAACTGTACATCCTGACAACGAACGAACTCACGCTGGATGATAACCTGATCGGCCGTCCAGGCCGTATCCGGTATGTCAAGCAGTTCGGAAATCTTGAACTCGATGTAATCAATGAGGTGATAGCCGACACCCTGGAGGACAAGTCATTGGCCGACGGGCTGATAAAGCTGGTAAACAGCCTGGAGATCTCGACCATTGACATCTTGAAATCGCTTATTGAAGAATGCAATATCACAGGGCGGATTCCGGATCCGAATCTGTTCAATGTGCCTCTGTCGAAACTCAAGTTGCGCCTGCTGCGCTTCAATGATCTGGACGAAGGCCGCTTTGAGGATGTGGAAAAGTTCATTGTCGAGAATAAGCTGGAGTCAATGCCGATTGAACAATGGATAGGTCAAAGGAGAGACGACGGCAATGATGACAGTACCTGGAAAAGTTTCATTGAGAAGGAATTCAAATGTGGCATCAGTAAGGAATCTGTTTCTTCTCGAGATAGCGTTGTCATAAGAGGGGGGGGGAACTCGGGTATCATAAGGTAACCACTGAACCGGACAAGTATGGTTTCTTCAGCTGGGAATACTATGGTGATGAGGAACTGCTGTGTTATATAGGTTTCACTGACAGGCCGTCCTTGTACTGATGCCACCTTTTGGCGGAACTGGTAAATACCTTTGCCGCCAGGCAAAATGAATAATCGAAATTAAACTGGATATGAATAGGAACAACAAAAACGCGGTCAACAATACCGGCGTGAAGAAAAAGTATCGTTGGATCAATGACATTGAGCCTGTCTTCATGGAAGACTCCAAGCGCAATTATGGCCACCGTACCTGGGCCAATGCTGAATGGTCTGATATTACTTTGGCATTGGCCGTGGACATGGACTCTCCGGGTGAGATTACCACCAGGAAGGCTGCGGGCGACAAATATGTCGGTTTTACGATTCCGACGGACCTGTCGGAAAGGTGTCTGTCCAGCCTTGCAGAAGCGATAACCAAACGGATAAGAAAGCATCCGAAGTTCAAGACGGACGAGCTGAAACTCAACATTGCCGGCAACAGTCAGATCACCCTGGACAAGTACTGCATCCGGACCTCCGAAATCAGGGAACTCCTGAAACTTGTATTGCTCGACCTGGCGGACTCGGGTGTCAAGTTCTCCATGATCCGTTCGGGCGGCCAGACAGGCGTCGATGAAGCGGGGATCCAGGCTGCACAGGATGCGGGATTGAAATGCAGCATCCTCGCGCCGAATGGCTTCAGGATGCATAGGGAGCCGGGCATAGAACTCGAAGGCCGTTCCTTGTTCGTGAAAAGATTCCGTGAAGAGATCCCGAATGATTCTTCAGAATAAGACATCATGTTTGTGGTGTAGATAAAGAACGTAACAATGGTAAATAAAACAGAATGTCAAGATAAGCGCGAACCGGTCACAAATTGCGACCAGTTGCAAGATAATGAAGGAGATGTTGAATTCCGCAAGCGACTTGCAGAAGGACTCCGGAACGGAACTTTTATGACGGCTGATGAATTCTGCCGAAAGTTGGATACATTGAAAGACTCATTAGTGAACAGGCACAGGAAGAGCCGTCACTCTTCAGGGAATATCTCGCGATAAGACAAGGCATATTCTTCAGGATAATGCGCTTTCAGCCAGGCACTCCGGTATGCAAGCCAGGCATCGCAGATGGCGAAGGACTTGTTGAAGGCAAGATGGCCTGTCGAAGTTATGGCTGCCCAGGTATTTTCAAGAGTATTATCGGGAAAACCTGCCTGCATTCCACCGGACATGAATCTGGTCTCCAATTCATTCAAGACCGCAACTTGATGTTTGCCGACAGCCTTCCGCAGCCTGTCAGCCTCTCCATGCGTGAAACCGCCAATCCTCTCAACTATTTCCATTATCTGCTCATGATAGACTATGATGCCATAAGTTTCGCCGAGAATATCTTTCAGTTCAGGGGTCATGAAGTCAACGGGTGTTTGACCGTGTTTCCTGCTGATGAGCTCCGGAATTAAATCCTTGATTACTGGTCGGTACATTGCTTCCATCGCAACCAGGTCAGAGAACCTGTCCGGCTTCAATGCGCGGAGCTTCTCCCTCATTCCCTCGGAATGGAAATGGTGAATATCGGATGTCTTGCCCGCAGCAAAAAGAGCATAGGTCTGTTCATCATCGAGTGGAATATCGTCACTGTCAATGGAAATTCCCCTCTTTTCACGAACTTGCAGTGCTGTCTCTTTGATTACATCAAGGATGTCTCTGCCATAAATATCCAGTTTCAGGATACCGAAGTCTCCGACGTCATCTTTTGAATACTGGGAAGCAAGCACTGCCTTTGTGGAATTTCTGAATCTGTCCTTGTCTATTGTCATAGGAATTTTTTCGGCTAGCGGACCAATACCTATTAGAATCCCGCAGACATGCACGCCAGTATCGCGATTTGTCCCTTCCAACATGGCTGCCGTATCATAAGCTTCGCGAATTCTGGCATTGTCCGAGCATTTCCGGGTTATGTAATCGTCATTGCAGCGATAATGCAGTAGCGTATGCGAACCATAACTATAGTATCCGTTCTTGTGCCTTATCAGACAGAGGATACGATTAACGATCCGGACATCGGCACCGTACACTTCAGCACATTCCTTGAATGCGGTAGTGTATGGATACAGACCTTGAGCTGAAACGTACGACACTGCCTCGGCGCCATATTTTGTTTTCAAGTGTTCCACAATCCTGTTCTTGTCTCTGGAAGCGCACTCGAATCTCATACCGGTATCCGGAAATGAAATTCTGTCCTGATACCGGAACCGTTCAAAAAGAAGCTTGTGCCTGAGGGGATCTACTCCTGTAATCCCCAGGCAATAATTGACTATACTGCCTGCAGCCGGTCCTCGTCCTGAACCTGCATTGCGGCCTTCACTACGGGTCCAATCAACCAATTCCTTCCATAGGAGGAAGTAATTCTCACAGTTGTTCTTTCCTATGACATCAAGTTCCAGGACAATCCTCGAATTCACTTCGTCGTCAAGTTTTCCATATCTTGAAATGGCTCCATCATATACCTTCTTGCGGAGTTCGCTCTTGGGGTCATCCGATAAAGATGGAATCACAGGATCGGCATAGATTGAATAGCGTTCAACTTTGTCCAGAATTTCCTGCGTGTTGTCGATTGCCTCAGGATGTGAGCCGAACATTCGCCTCATCTCTGATTCGCTGCTGAGAAACTCCATGTGCGAGTACCTGAGCCTGTCGGCATCATTCACCTTTTTGCCTGTGGAAATGCACAGGCGTGTGTCCTGGGCGATGGCGTCTTCTCTATTGACAAAGTGGACATCATTCGATGCTATAACCTTGATTCCGAATTCCTTACTGAGCGCGAATAATCCTTGCCTTGCCTTCTTCTGTGCTGTGGCCAATTCTCTGTTGGCTGATTTGAACGCCTCCTGATTGTCGAATCCGCTAAGAGACACGTCAGAATCAGCCTTGTGATTCCAGACCTCCAGATAGAAATCCTCTCCGAATACTCGCCGATACCACGATGCGGCTTCACGGGCTTTATCAAAATCATTGTCCAGCAGCGCCTGGGGTATCTCCCCTCCGATACAGGCTGATGTGCAGATCAGACCCTCGTGATACTGCTCCAGCAATTTATGGCTGATTCTTGGGCGGCTGTACAGTCCGTCTGTGTTCGCTATTGAACACAGCCTCACAAGATTGTAATATCCGGTCTTGTTCTTGGCGAGGAGGATGATGTGAAAAGTTCCTTTCTTTTTTATCGTACAGTCAAAATGGTCAGTGATGTAGCATTCGCAGCCGATGATGGGCTTGACGTCTTGGTAATTCCTGGCCGTTCTCAGAAATTCGGGCACTCCGGCCATCGTTCCGTGGTCGGTGATGGCCAGGCCTGGCATTTTCAGTTGGTTTGCCCTCTCAAACAATTCCGGGATCTTTGCGATTCCGTCAAACAAAGAATAATCCGTGTGTACATGAAGATGTGTAAATGACATGATCCAATATTTTTCTCAGCCGCAAACTTATCCATACAGTCCGCCAAAAAACGGCAGAAGCATTTTTTTGTTCATTATTTTTGCTTCTGCCACTTTATTGCCGAAGATGTCGTTATCTTTGCAATCAGTTATGGGAAAGACTTATTTCAAATCTTATATTTGGCTGCTGGAAATGCTTCAAAGCCGCGGCCCGATGACGCTAAGGCAATTGCAAGAGCTTTGGATGAAAAGTTCAATCAATGAAGAGAAGAAGAATCTTGCTCCAAGGACCTTTGCCAATCACATTGCGTCCATTGCGGATGTCTTCGGCATTGATATAGTCTGTGACCGCAGGACGAACAAGTACAGTATCGATAATGAGGGAGACATTGGAGGCGATCCCATCCGTACATGGATGCTGGATGTGTTGAGCATGAACAGCCTGCTCAGCGAAAGTGCCGGTCTTCGTGACAGGGTCTTCTTCGAGGATGTTCCGTCCGGACGCAAATTTCTTGCAATCGTTATTCAGGCCATACGCGACGGCAAGAAAGTGAAAGTCAGGTATAAGAGTTACCGTAAAGATTCAGAAGTGACACTGGTGCTCGAACCCTACTTCTTGAAGGAGTTCAAGCGCAGATGGTATCTATATGCTTACAAAGGAGACTCAGATGGACCTCATATGTTGGCTCTTGACAGGATGCTTGAGGTACAGCTGCTCCCCGACAGTTTCAAGTTGCCAAAGAAGTCCTCTGCTGCTGATTACTTCCTCGGGATCTACGGTACGCGTGTGTACCCGAATATGAAGAAGGAGAAGGTATTGCTGAAAGTGTCGCCGATGCAGTCGCACTACTTCCGTTCCCTGCCGCTTCACGCCAGTCAGAAGGAGCTGGATACCCACGATGACTACAGCATTTTCTCCTATGATGTCACCATCGACTTTGACTTCCGGCAGGACGTGCTGTCTTTTGGGAGTGACGTGGAAGTCCTGTCTCCGGAAGTGCTCAGGAGGCAGATGGCAGAAATAGCAAACAATCTTTCAAAGAAATATGGATATGAACAGACTAAAGAAGCGATTGATTGAATTCAATAAAGGCAATGAGGTGATCGACCTTATCTGCCAACCGACTGAAGAACAGAGGGAGGCTCTCAGTAAAGGGAGCGGCAATCCTGATTCTGAAATGGAACAGGTGAACTCTTCTGCAGGTTTGGCCGTCAATTATTGGAGGGCATACGAATTGTGCCATCCGGATTCCTCGGTAGAGTTTGAATGGAAAAAGCAAAAACCTCTAAAACGTGGCATTCCGGCAAATATCGATGTCGTGGTGAGAGAAAAAGACAGAATGACGTTCATAGAGTCGAAGTTCCTGGAGCCTTATTATTCCAGGAATGCTCCATTGGCGAAGTCGTATGTGGAGCCTGACAAGTATTCTGAAGAGACCGGCCCCGCAGAACCATGGGTGGAACTTTTTTCTGAAGCCAAAAATTTCAAGATCTACAATGTGGTTCAGCTATGCAGGCATCTTCTGGCCATCTACAAGGATATGATGATAACGCCAGAGGATTATGTCCAGAAAACAGTCACACTTCTCAGCGTGACCTGGGGAATGACAGATGCGTTTCTAAATGATTATTTTACGGATAAGGAAAAAGCAGGATTAGCCGAACATACCAAACGTATCTCAGAGGAATCTGCCAGGTGCCATAAACTCCTTAATGATTTTATATCAAATAATCTTGGGGTAAGCAACCTTAGCTTTGATGTAAAAAAATACAATGACATTATTGGGCTGGTGTCAGAGTTCCCGGAATACGAAAAGCTTAGGAAGCAGTATTTTCTCTAGCAATGCAGTTCTGTCATAATGGGTACACTGTATTCGCCTTCTCCGACACGTGCGGTCATCATCGAAACCTCAATGTGCCGGAGAATGCAGATGTCGTCATTTGTGCCGGAAATGCTGTGGAAGATGAACTGAAAGGCGGAGAATATGACGACTTCATTGAATGGTTCGCCGGCTTGCCGGCTAAATGGAAACTGTTCATTCCTGGCACTTGTGAAATGTCCTTTAGCATGGGCCAATGTGATGAAATAGTCCGGGCGATGTCTGCCAAGGGCATCACTTGCCTGCAGGATGCCGTAGAAGATTGCGATGGAATCATCATCGGTGCCATATCCGGTAATTTAAAGATTGCTGATGAGGATATTCCGACTGACCTGGATATGCTTGTAACCAATTGTCCTCCCTACGGAATTCTGGATGACGGTCTTGGCAGTCCTGATATTCTCAGATTCGTCCTGAAGTCCAAGCCATTGTATCATCTCTTTGGTCATGTACGTGTGACAGAGGGGCAGTCCTTGCGACGAGGACAGACGTTCTATGAAAATGCAAGTTGCTTTTTCAGAGCGTCCGTCCCCCGTTTGCAGGGCCCAGCCGGAAAATTCCTGCCGGGCATCTGCCGATGGATAAAGAATGGTGAGCTTGTACTGGATTCTGAGCGTGCCTGTGAGATTTTGAACATTTTTCTTCATATCCTGGAAGATCATCCGGCATTTTACTTTTTCGATGAAGATTTCAATGGACAGAGCCGCGAATTCCTGGAATCGTCCCTCAATCTTGAACTGGGAGACAACACTTATCACAGGCCTGATAATGTTTTCTATGAGGCGGTCCGCATGAATAGTTATGAGGATGTCCTTGAATATGCGGACTATGCTCCTGACTGGTGTATAATTATCTCTGAAGAAGCATACAAGGAGCATACTGACAATGGCGAAAATGTATTCTATTTTCTTGTGCGCTCCGATATGCAGAACGTTCCGAGATTGCCGGGAAAGGAGTTTCCCAAAGATGAATACGGCCTTTCCCTGATGGCAGTCTGCGTAACACCCAAAGGCGGAATCGCATCTATAACTTCACGCTGGAATTATGGAGATGATCAGGATTGTTTCTTGACTTTGTCGGAACTGGAGATGCTGGTGGGAAGAAAAATAATTGACCAAATGTTGACATTACAGCTATGATGAATAGTCAGGTGATTACCCGTGAATGTTGAATGCCGTATGGTTATGATCTTCACGGGTCTTATGAAATTTTCAGCATCTCTATCACCTTTGACAAAGGGAATGCGTCTTCCCTTACAGGATATTGGGCATGTCCTTCAATGTAGGCCCTCAGTTTTCTGCCGAAGCTGCCGCCCTTGAAGGAACCTGTATGTCCGTCTTTCAGGTTTACGGCCGTGTTGAAGGTTGCGCCGCTAAAAATGCTGCCGCCAAAACTAACGATTATTGAATCCTTGCAGCGGAACAGGTCCGGATGGTTTTCGACAGCCTTCAGGAATCCTCCGACAGTTGCCCGTTTGCCGTTGAAATACGCGGTTCCTGTCAATGCGGAAGCCATCCTTGGGTTTGCCCAGATTTCATTGCGCTTCTCATACAGGAAGCCTGCGTTCCTGAAGAAAAGACCGGACGTGCAAGGCCGGAGAATCATTTCGTACATTTCCCGGATCGCGGTCATGATCTTCTCTGACTTCTCATGGTCCATGCTTCCGTCGGCATCCATGTAGGTGGATTTGTTCAGTTCTATCATCAATGACGGGTAGTCGAAACGTGTCTTTGGTGCATACGAGTTGGAGTAAGGCTTGTTGAATGCCGTTTTATATCCTCGCGACCTGAACATTGATTCTATTTGTGACAGCAGGTCTTTATCCGGCATGCTCCAGTCATTGTTGAAGCAGATGCATACTTCCACGTCGGACAGGTCGGAAGGAAACGAGTGGCAGTCTATCAGTATTGAAGACGGCGTCAGCTCCTTGATGACGGCAGCCTTGTGCCCAAGGTAATATGAACTGTAGATGATTTCTGTTCCGGTAATGTTCCTCCCGATTCCTTCGAAAGATGAATAGACGATGCCCTGACCGATTTTTTCCAGCGGATCGTTTTCCAGACGCTCCACATCGCAGAAGAATCTTGACCAGGGGAAGGTGACAGGATGAATGCGGGGATCCATGGATGAGGCCATCCCGAACAAGCGGTCCGTTCCCCAGTCTGTCCAGCGCTGGATATGCTCATCGATTCCGTTTTCCCATCCGTCTTTTGCCGTGCCTGGAAACTTCGATGAAGAATGGGGGATGTTAAGTACAATGCTGTCAATCATTTGCCATAATTTTTTTTGAATGGAACATTCCGCATCGTTTTTCCACCGTGGCATCTGGCTTGCTCGGTTGGCGTCTCCACATGAGACCTCTTGATGCTCTATATTATTATACCGGAACGAAACGTTTTCCTTACATAAAAACAATGTCGTCCGGACTGCGTTTTCGGAAGTGCCTCAGGATCTTTTTTCAAAGAACTTTTAAGGTTCTTTACCGGGCACAGATGTGACGTTTAGAACTTTTCTTGCAAATGTTATATAAGTGTTATATATTTGTGATATAAAGTATATGAAGAAGATGGAAACGACTATCAGTAGAACTCAGACAGCCTTCAGGCTCAGCACAGAATTGCTGAAGAGATTGAAGGTAGAGGCACGCAAGCAGAACCGTAGCCTGAATAATTTTGTGGAGAGCGTTCTTATGGATGCTGTCTATCGCACCCCTAATGCCGTAACAATGGCCGCAGTGAAAGAGGCGAGAGAGGATAAGAATCTGGAATCAATCAATCTGGATAATCTTGAGGAGTTTATTGAGTCATTGTAGTGGGTATGAAGGAACTGAAAATCACCAGTCAATTTAAGAAAGACCTTAAGAAGTACCAGAACCAGCCGAAGAGGATTGAAAAACTAAAGGTGGTTCTCGGTTACTTGCAAAATGATGTTGCGATTCCACAGGAATACAAACCTCATAAACTCTTAGGTGATTATAAAGATTGTATGGAGTGCCATATTGAGAGTGACACTCTTCTGATTTGGTTTGATGAGAATACGAATATCATCAAATTGCTACGACTTGGAACTCACTCGGAGCTGTTCAGGTAACATCCTTAAGGTCATTGGGTGATTGCAGGTGAACTGCCTACCAAGTTTCAATTTTCCATCCTTCCGGAATGCCGTGTACGCCCGTTACGTCCCAAGTCGCTTTTTCGCTCTTGATGAATGTTCCGGAAGCTGCCACACCGCTGAGCCAGTCTTTTGTCGTTTTTTCTGACGGCTCGGTTGTGAACAGCCCTATCACATATCGGAGATTGTGGCAATCTTTATACATAAACTCATAACAATTGCTCACAAGCTCTGTTGCCGGAAGTTCCGGAGCCGATGTAAGACTTGTACATCCCTCAAACATACAATGATAGCAACCCATATCCAATCTTGTAGCAGGAAGTTCGGGTGCAAATTTCAGACTCGTGCAGTTCGCGAACATACTGTTATAGCAATAGGCTTCCATTTTTGTTGCCGGGAGGTCAGGAACATATGTCAGAGCGGAACATCCTTTGAACATCCTCCCATAACAATTGTATGCCAATGCTTCGGCTGGGAGTTCAGGTGCGGATTTCAACCCTGTGCATTCCGCGAACATTCGGAAATAGCAGCCCTGTGCCATTGTTGTTGCCGGGAGTTCAGGCGCAGACAGCAGGCTTGTGCATCCTTCAAATAAAGCGAAAAATGCATTCGTTGAAAGCGGAGTGGACAAATCCCTGTCTAACAATGACATGATATTCCCTTGAGCAGTGACGGGACCGGAAATCTCGAAATGATAGTAACTATCGGAACCCTTGCTAAATGTGAGATTTTTCTGCTCGCCGGCTCTGAACAGTAAAAATGTGCCGTCCGCCAATGAAATCTTTTCCCCTAGGGTATATGGATTCCACTGGGACTCATCGGTGCTGTATTCCAATGTGATTTCATCCGGAGTCCCCACTTTTGCAAGACAGACTGTGGAATTTCCGGAAGAAATGAACGTAAGACCTTTGTAGTTTACTGTCGGGGCAGGGGCAGGGGGAAGACCCGGTTTGTCGGAACTATCCTTATTGCAAGCGGAAAATCCCGCAAGCAGAACGAATGAGACAATAAGATTGAATATCTTTATGGGGGTAAAAACGAAATGTGTATAATAGAGTAGGGGAGTGGAGAGGTGTATGTGTGGTGATTATGAAAGGGTTAGGGGAGTGTGGGCCGTGCACTGGGGATAAAACGAAATGTTACTTTTGCTTTACTTATGCGTTACTTTTAAGGCTGATTGAAAGCCATCTTTTAAGTTTGAATGTTACATTGCCTTCAGAAAGGGGTAAAACCGCCCTATTCTGAAGGCTTTTTTCGTATCTGGTGAATTGGGTGGTTAAATGGTTTGAGGGTCTATAACGCCAAATATGGCTCAATCTGAAGGCGTTGTTAAGGCATAAGAGTGCGGAAGTTTATACTGGCTTTCAATAATGGTTGAAATGCCTTTCAAAAGCCATATTTCAAAGAATGAAAGACGATGAATACAATAGGGCCAGAATGGATTGGATATACACTTAGATATACATTTGGGTATACACCTTTGAGCGATTGTAAAAAACGAAAAGTACACGTTAGGTATACGTTTAGGTATACATTTTTGCTACACGGACAGCTCTCTACATAGGGGTTTAATTACATAAAATGCCTGAAAATGCGCGGAAAATGGCGGTTAAGACCCCCTTTGTGATGCGTTTTTGACGGCTAAATATGGCTATAAATAAGTGATAGTGACCGGATAACGCCTAAATTGTGTTAAGAAAAGAGCGCAAACTTTGGGATGGTGGCTATTTTTGCCGAAAACTCTGTGTATGAAAAAGTGGAAACGTATGTTGGATATGAAATGGCTGGATGACATAGATTGGGGAAAAGTTCTTCTTGTCACATTAACAATTTCTATTTTAATAGTATCCATAGCTGCCGTATCACTTATCGTAGTAGCGATAAAATTGCTACTATAAGTGATCCTAAGGCAATCATAATGGCAAGGGCGGAGATAGTTGTGGATACAACCCAGCGAGTATTTTCCTCAACTGGAAATTTTAATTTTGGGTTCTCATAAAGAAGTAGTCGCCCTTTGTCCGTCAAGAATCCACTAACTCCTTCCTTTGTGCTAATCATGTGTAATAGTCCAAGGGAAGACAATAAACTCAAAGCGGCTGCTTCTGGAGATTCATGGCCGACACCATCATCTTTATATAGCCCCTTTTCTGCTTTCTTCAGAACTTCTTTTTGAAACCGTGACAGATATGTCACAGGCCGAGCCTTGCGCTCTTCTTCGAGGGAGCGCTTTGCAATTCTTTCTTGGACTTGTGATTCGTGAGTCATGCTATTCCATAGTGTGAAATGTCAGAGAGGCTTTGACCAGAGCCAAAGCTGTGACGCAGTTCATCGGGATGTCTTTCGGGGCGAAAGATGGATTGAAACTGACGAGACGGATCTTCTCTGGGTCATCGGCTCTCTGGATATACTTCACTGCTGTATAGCTATCCCCGTCATATGTGAAAGAGAGCAGATATATCTCGCCCCAGAAGATACTATCTATGGAGAGTTCTTTCTTCTTGTACATCACAATATCTCCGCTTTTCAAGAGTGGAGACATAGACTCTCCCCGGACGTAGATGGCACCATCAACTGGGGGCAGATTTGGAATATGAAGATAGTCTTCCGGTTCAATGCTATGATTGTTGAAAATCGCCACTAAACCAGCAGTCGCATCGAAATCATAGAGAGGGATATTCTGTTCGGCAACCATACTATCAGTTTTAAGTGAGAATGTCTGATTTGGAAGTACGTCATTAGTATTGTGAAACATTTCGCCTTCCCCAGTCATGACCCATGGAATAGAAACTTCTGGATAGGCGGCGAAAAATTTCGTCAAAACATCCTCTGTGATTCCTGTTTTTGCTTCTAATGTGCCACGAGAAACGCCTATTTTAGTGTAAAACTCACGCTTGCTGATGCCGATTTTATCAGCGAATAATAGAATTCTCTGCTTTACTGGCGAAATCTTTTGTATCTTTTCTTGCATATTGGCGAAATCTTTTGTTATATTTGCAGTGCTTAACCCTGTTAAGCCGAGAACAAAGGTACGAAAAAATAAAACAGATTGAGAAAATATGGTAAAGAGACGTGTTTACACATTGTATGGCGATGTTGAAGCCTTGAAAATGGTGATCGAACAATTAGTGGAGAATTCCTTCGCCTTTCATTACACCGGAGAGTTCCTGTATGGCAATGCTCCGTGGGACGAGTTCATCAATAAGTGCTGCTGTGATATCAAGGGCAGGCTTGTGACACGCATCGAGGAATGGGCTGACCTGGATGAGATATTCGAGATGGCCGGCTAACAATAAACAAAGACAATATAAACATATCTATTATGAGAATATATATCAAAGTGACAGACTCGCTCCGTAGGGAGCTGGCTTCGAGATTTAACGTCTCCAAGCCGACCGTATGGTCAGCACTTAATTATCTGACAAAAAGTGACCTTGCGGAAGCAATCCGGCAATATGCATTAAATCATGGCGGAGCCATCGAGGAGCAGTGTTTCATCCCTAACTGCCGGACGGAATACACGGATACGGAGATAATCCAAACATTCGCCGGAGGGATTCAGGTTCGAATAGACAGACAGGATGGTGGTGTGAGGCTGCTGAATGGAGAAAAGGAACTGGAGTCTTATGAGCCGATGAGCCTACAGGCATGGGGAAACCTTTTACATCACGCCCAGAAACTGTCAGAGGAGAGCATAGCTAAAGCGACGAAGAAATGAAAGATGTCATGCTTTTCTTCTTGTCCCTGATGCTGACAGCGCTCGGATTGGTTGTCGCGTTGGCGACTGTGTTCTGGTGGGTGGTATGGCTGATCGCTTTTCCGATGATGTATGTGGGCGCTCTCGGCGCTATCGCATCATATGGATCTTGGAAGAAAGAAGGGGAACCAAAACAGCGGTAAAAAGTTCATAGCATAAAGGATATTGGAGACCTGGGGCTTACCGCTGTGCCCCGAATGGAGGAATACTCAAGTGGTTCAAGAGGCCGGTTCGCTAAACCGGTAGGCCGTAAAGGTGCGTGGGTTCGAATCCCACTTCCTCCGCAGAACAGATAAACAAAATGGAATACTACGGAAACATAATAGCTGTGACGGTTGATGAACTGACAGGAGGTGATGGATGTGATACCATTATGTCCAGAAATAATTATCGCCAGTTGCAGCAACGTGGCCGAATCAACGTGCTTCGGTCAGGCAGGGGTTATGGTTCCTATGCCCTGATAGAATATGCGTCATTGCCGGAGAGATTCAAGACCCGTTTTGTGGCCAAGTATGGCAATCCTGATGAACTTATGAAGAAAGAACAGATCGGACTGCCACAGGACCTGAAGGCCCAGCAGTTCTTCTATGACCACGTCCTGCCTAACGGTGAAAGGATACCAGAGCCGAAACAAGAGGAATACACCGTTAACGCAAGAGTGCTGAATGCCCTGCAGGACATGTTCAACACCCAGAAGGCGATGAGACGCGCATGTAACAACAACACGCCTATAATCTGGTCGAACATCTTCCGAGCTTCCGAGGAACTCCGGGAGACATATCATCACACCCTCCCGAAGAGTGAGGCTCGTTTGCGTGACAAGATGCGTGAATACGCAAAGACCGGGTATGCGTGTCTGATATCAGGCAAATTCGGAAACACCAACACCCTTAAAATTACCAAGGCTGGAGAAAGGCAAATCATCGCTCTCCGGAGAAGCAAGACCCCGGTATATACATTGACACAGCTGTTTGAGGAATATAACGGCATCGCCGAAAAGAAAGGATGGAAGCCGTTGCGCTCGGAGAACTCGCTGCGTCAGTTTCTGGAGCGTCCGGACATCAAGCCGCAATGGTATGATGCGGTATATGGGGAGTTGGCCTCAAAGCAGATTTATTCACGCCATAACAAGACATTGATGCCAACAATGAGAGATTCTCTCTGGTATGGTGACGGTACGAAACTGAACCTGTTTTATAAGGATTACGAAGGCGGGAAACTGGTTGTCAAGACGGCGTTTGTGTATGAGGTCGCGGATGCGTTCAATGACACTCTGCTTGGTTATGCCATCGGAAAATCCGAGAATTTTGACCTCCAGTATAAAGCCTTTCGAATGGCGGTTGAAACATCTGGGCATAAGCCATACGAGATAGTCACGGATAACCAGGGTGCACAGACATCGAAGGTCGCACAGGCGTTCTTTGCAAGCATAACATCGCATGTGTCCAGAACGACTTCTCCTTATAACCCACAATCGAAGACGATTGAGCGGCTTTTCGGGGAGTTCCAACGGCAGATCCTCGGACAGGACTGGAGATTCACCGGAGGTAACATCTCAGCAAAGGATGCGTGGAAGATAAACCGGGAATTCGTGGATGCGAACAAGGAGTCCCTTTATACATACGATGAACTGCTTGCCGCCTATGCGGAAGCACGCAGGAAGTGGAATGCGGTCAATGGCAGGTTGGCGGCTTACCAGGCAAGTGTGAATCCGGAAACGGAGGTCGTGTCACAGATAGATATGGTGAACCTGTTCTGGATAAGGACTGACCGGCCGTCAAAATTCACTGCCGACGGCATATCCATCCAGTATCAGAAGCGCAAATACACTTACGAGGTTCTGACCGCTGACGGCAAGCCGGACTATGAGTGGAGAAAGGTAAATACTGGAAAGGAATTCATAGTGAAATTTGATCCGATGAGAATGGATATGGCGATGCTGTTTGAGCAGACAGCAACAGGACTGAGATACGTCACTTCGGCTTATCCGTACCTGACGGTCCATAGGAACATTCAGGAACAGAAAGACGGTGATATGACTCTGATAAGGCAGAACGACTCGGAAAACAAGAGGATGAGGGTTCAGCGCAGAATCGAAAACCACTCGCTTGAAATTGAGTATGGGGTGGCTCCGGAGCAGAATGGTCTGACGACACCTGCATTGAAAGGAATCAGTGAGAGTGAGTTCGAGACATTCGCTGATGCAGTGGCTATTGTGACACCACAAGATTCCCCGGACACGACTGACATCGGGCCTTTCAATAAGGAAATGAGCAATATGGATTATAACCCTCTCGATGCAATAAGCAGAACATAGCAAATCATTTAATATTATGGCACAGAAACTCACATTAGAAGAAAAGCAAGGCATTCAGAGGATGCTTCTTGACTATGCCGCGAGATATGCAAGTCAGGCGAAGGCAGCAAACTCCTTGCACGGGGTTACAAGTCCCGGAACATTCAATGCTGTCGTAAACGGCAAGTTCGAAAGAATCAGCGATGAAATGTTCCTCCGGATCAAGGCTGCTGTCGGCAGCGGAAAATCTGAGGGGTGGCAAATCTGCCAGACCTCAGCGTTCAAGGATGTCGAGACACTTCTTGCTGACGCACAGCAGTATCAGAACGTGTCTTGGATTGTGGCCCCTGCCGGAATCGGGAAGACAACGGCGGCGTTCCAGTATTCAAAGACGCACAAGAATGTGTTTGTCCTTGGTTGCTCTGAGGATATGCACAAGGCTGACTTCGTGGAAGAGCTCGCAAAGAAGATAGGCATCAGGAATGAGGGGCTTACTGTTCGCGCCACCCTGACGCGAATCGTTGATGAACTCGTCAAGATGAACAGACCCCTACTTGTTTTCGATGAAGGTGACAAACTTACGGATTCTGTGATGTACTATTTCATCAGCCTGTATAATGCACTTGAAGACAAATGCGGCATCGTGTTCCTTTCGACCCCGTTCATCCAGAAGAGGATAACAAAAGGACTCAAACTCGACAAAAAGGGATACGAGGAGTTGTATTCACGAATCGGAAGGAAGTTTGTCCCTCTCTCCGGGGTTACCGAATATGAGGTCAATGCCATCTGCAGGAACAACGGCCTTTCCGATGACAAGGCTATAGCATCGGTGATCCGTGAATCCGTAGAGCTTCGGAACAGTCAGATGGAATTTGACCTCAGACGCGTCAAGAAATCAATCCACAAGCAGCTTAGGATAGCGGCTGCATCAAGACTCTAAAATCTTTAAAAACCCTTTCAAACGGCATTCAAATGGCACGCACACTATCAGCAAAACAGGTACTCACAATCAAGTTCGACACGATCCGTCTCGGGGGCGGATGGGATGAGTGTGTCGGGGAGATTGAGACTACCGGCATCTGGTTCATCTGGGGGAATTCCGGCAACGGCAAGACCTCGGCAGTGGTGTCATTGTGCAAGGAGTTGTCTGCATTCGGCAAAGTCCTCTACAACTCACGGGAGGAAGGTGTGAGCTTGACGATGCAGAACACACTTCGCCGATATGGCATGGGTGAACTTGGGAGCAGATTTCAGCTGGCGAATATGTCGCTACAGGAGTTGGATGAAAAAATTTCGCAGCAGCGTTCTCCGAAGTTTGTCGTCCTCGACTCATTCCAGTTCATGGGACTGACATATAAGGATTTCAGAGCGTTTTGCGAAAAGCATAAGAACAAGATGCTGATATTCGTCAGCCGCACCAGAGGACGCCAGCCGGAAGGCCGTGCTGCGATAAGCGCAATGTATGACGCCTCCTGTAAGATATGGGTTGAAGGGTATAAGGCATTCAGCAAGGGACGTTTTGTCGGAACTACAGGAGAAATGACAATCTGGGATGAAGGGGCGAAGAAGTATTGGTCTGATCCAATTTAATGATTTATCGTATGGGAAAGAAAAAACGCAATTATTCAAGGTTCTATGCCTTGTGTAAGGCCAAGGGTATTGACCTCGAACAGTACAAGGATGATCTGATTTCACAGTTCACGCGGGGACGGACAACCTCATTGAAAGACATGAAGGATTCTGAGTATGATGAGATGTGTGACTGCATTCAGAGCGGCAGGCATCAGTCGGAGAGTCGTGATGATTATGTGCTCAGGCGCAAGAAGATGCGTTCGGCTGTCTTAAAGCGGATTCAGCAGTTAGGTGTGGATACCACAGACTTCGATAAGGTGAATGCTTTTTGCCAGAACAGCAGGATAGCCGGAAAGCCTTTCGGGATGCTGACGATTGAGGAACTGGAATCATTGATTCCGAAGCTGGAGGCAATCTTGAGAAAGCCAAAAACTCAAATGGTGGAGACAAGACCGGTAATGCGGACTTTCCCGATATATATCACCAGAAAACCGAATCAATTGCCAAGTTAAGGAGGTGTTCTTATGTAAGTCAATTAAAATGCGTATGGGGAGGTGCCAGGACATATTCGCATCCGAAAAATCCACGTTGCAAGCAGCGGATGCACAGGGGTTCGAGTCCCCGACCTCCTCCCAAGTTTTATCAATTCAAAATTGTGCTTTTATGGAAAAGATGTATTCGAAACAGGATGTTGTGAGGCTTGTCGCCTTGGAAAGGGACAGGTGCATCAATGAAGTTTATGGCAGGATCAAAGAGGTTGAACGCCTCGGAAGGACCAAGCCGGGATTGAAAGTTTGGACGAGAAGGGTGGTTGACGCCCTTGAAAAAGTCCTTCTGAAAGTGGTCAACGGGAAGATGGTCAAGGGAGTCTACGAGGAGCAGCTGGAGGCGTTGGTGTATCGCGACTATTTCGGGGATATGCCGGTTGTGGAGAAAGTCACATTGGACGGTTGTGTTTATCCTTCAGAAGAGAAGACGATTCGGGTGGTGTATGATGAGACATATGGAGGTGCCCACTGCTACATTATGCGTGAATGTCTGGGATTCGCTGACGGGGTGACATCATACACCGGGAATGAGCAGGTGGTTCAGTTTATCCGGGAACTTGATGACGGAACGGTCATCCCTGGAATCCAGTCGGAGCAGTTGGCTCTTGTACTGCTTGACCGTCACAAGAAACTAAATGCCCGTTTCCCGTCACCGCAGAACGAGAAGATGATCACGGGGCTTGAGATGTTTCTTGAAGCATGCAAGGAAAGGGTTCAGGGCAGGATGGAACGTGGCGTTATGGGAAAGTTGGAAAAGTAACATTTAGAAACGATATGGATATCAGTAAAATGACACCGCAGCAGAGAGCCGAACTGAAGGCTCAGCTTGAGGCCGAAGAGCGTGCCGAGAAACAGAAACGCGAGGATGATGTCAACTCTTATAAGGAACTTACGGCGGAGTTCTGCCATAAGACGCTGGATAAGATGGTGGCGTTGAGTTCGTTGATGAGACAGAGAAAGGATGAGGTGTTCTCTGACGTCGAGTCTCTCATTGAACTCAAAGAGAAACTCTTCAATGCCAAGGTGGATCGCCACAGTAACTCTTTCACCGCTGACGGTATCACGGTCTCTCTTGGCAGGAGGACGAACGACGGTTGGGATGACACGGTGGAGGTCGGCATCTCAAAGGTTAAGGAGTTCCTTTCCACCTTGGCCAAGGATGATGATTCGTCGAAACTGTTCACCGCTGTGATGCAGCTGCTCTCCAAGGACCGCAAGGGAAACCTGAAGGCGAGTTCCATGCTTCAGCTTGAAAAGTATGCCGCGGAATGGAATGATCCTCTTTTCTCCGAGGGCGTGGCCATCATCCGGAATGCCTATTCCCCTGTGGAGACCTGTGACTTCATTTCAGTGTCCTATAAGGACCAGGATGGTAAGGTCCACGCGATTCCGCTTTCTTTGGCGGCAATGACAAGGGAGGACTGAATTATGGAGCCGATTAATGTGGATGAGCTTTTCAGGCAGACGGCGGAGAAGAACATCACAACCCTTGCCGGATCGCTCATCCGGGAGATGGAGATAAACGAGGCGCAGACGAGGCCGGAGAGGAAGGTGCATACCTCGACACTGGTTGTTGGTGACGATGGCGGTTTCATCGCGCTGGACGGGTCCGCGCACCGGATGGAGAAATGCTTTACTGAGCTTTTCAAGCGGAGACCGGAACTGAGGAGCGTGGTTCAGTCCGTCCTTGACAAGATGTTTTATATCGCGGATTTATAACAAGATGGGCAAGGGGCGGACGATTGATTCTGCCCCTTGTCTGTGTAAAATGGAAGAAAATGACAACGGAAGAGAAATATAATTTGTTGTTGGGGCACTTAAAGAAATTACGTGCGGAATATGGTTTTGAGACGGCTGAGAATGGGCCTGCTATTCTCAAACGGGCAATAAAAGGGTGGGGATCGTTCTGTGGCTTTTTTGACGCTTTCATTGAGACAAAAGAACAGGAGAAATGAACATATGGAAACGATTACGAGTGTTGAACAACTTGAGAGAGGGGATAGGATTTTTCGGATTGATAATGTCGGTCGTGTAGAGATTATTGAATTCCTTTGTATCCATCCTCATCATTCTGGATATTCCATATTTCTTGACATAAACCAGGATCCTATCAAGAAATTCTGGAATAAAAACCTTGCTGAGCAGGACTGGTATAGATATGATTCTGATGTCTGGACAGAGATTTATCAAATGGAAATAGAATGGCATCTAAAGGAAATTGAATTTCTAAAACATAGAAAGACGAAATGAAAAAGTATTTTATGACCATGCAGAACACTTTCAGTGGTCTCTTGTCAATGGAAAAGAAGTTGGCGTATTATTCCGCAGTTTATGAACATTGTGTTCTTACGGATGAGGAAGTTGACGTCGCTGTTGCACGTCTAAAGCTGCATCAAGAAAAGCTGTTGAAAGAGAATCCACGATGGAAAGAAGTCTCAATTTGCCGGAGTACCGCTCATAATGGTGACGTGTTTATCTGCATAGGTCACTATTCCGTACATGGGATAAAGGTTGAAGAACTAATGTGTACGGACTTATGAATGATAAAAGAGAAGAACGGGAATGCGGAGATTGCGTGTTCTTCAGGAATGAGCCAGAGAGTGACTTCTGTGCGTTGACAATGGAAAGAGTTGAATGTTATGAGAAAGCATGTGCGGATTTTGAAAACGAGGGATAAGTAAGATAGATTCGTATATTACGAGGACAGTTCTACGATTGTGGAATTGTCCTTATTTTATGTCGAATCTTGGTTATCTCGGAGAAAAATGTAATTTTTATTTTCTTAATTATCTTGTTTGATTAAGAAAAAGTGGTATCTTTGCAACACGATTACGCTCTTGGCGACGCACGTCCGATAGCCTCCAAAGCTAATTCTTGATAATGGACGTGCCGACCCCTGGGCATTTTTTATTTTAGTTTATGGATAAGAACGGAAAGCAGAATCTTCCTCCTGTCAAGGTGGCGGTGTTGATTGATGGCGGCTTTTTTATAAAGAGGTTCAATGCCCAGTATAATAAAGACAGGTCAATGACACCGGATGAGGTGGCCGACCATTTGTACACGATGGCGCACTGTCATGTAGGCAACAATAACATTCTGTACAGAATCTTTTATTATGATTGCATTCCACTGAATAAAAAGGCTCATAACCCTATTTCACATAAACCAATAGATTATAGCGGGTCGGATGAGTATCGCTTTCGTACGGCGTTATTTGAAGCGCTTAAAAGGCATAGGAAAGTCGCATTGCGCCTTGGCTCACTTAAGGACAATGGAAATTGGCATATCTATCCGCAAAAATTGAAGGAGATTTTTTCCGGCAAGTCAAGCTTCGCTGATTTGACGGACCAGGATGTCTATTTGGAGATTCACCAGAAAGGGATAGACATGAAAATAGGCGTGGATATAGCCACTCTGTCCCTTAAGCGTTTTGTTGACAAAATAGTCCTGTTTTCTGGAGATTCCGATTTTGTCCCGGCTGCCAAATTGGCCAGAAGAGAGGGAGTGGATTTTGTCCTTGACCCTATGCATGCCAATGTGGAACCGCAGTTGTTTGAGCATATAGACGGGATGCAAAGTGTCAATCCATCAATTCATAAGAAAAAGACCCCTGCTGCGAAAAAATAGACTTGAGATTTTTTCTCCATGAAGATTATAAGGCGTTTCCTGTTGGATGCGCCTTTTTTATGTAAACCGTGTTAAGATGAAAGTGTGAACCCTTTGAAAATCCGTAACTTTGGATATTGAATTATCAGTATGCCAAGAGGACGAAACAAGGAGCTCATCAAGGCGAGGAATGAGAAAATCGCCCAGCGGTGGTATTATTGGACCGAGAAGCAGCGGCTACGGTTCGATGATGCCATGAAAATCTTGTCGCAGCAGGAGTTCTTTCTTTCGGAGGACAGAATCATGTGTATTCTTCGCTCGTACATAAAAGAGCATCCGGAGACGGAGATGACCACCCACACCAAAATCAAAGCGCCTAAACTGACCGCTGAGCAGCTGTCGCTATTCCAGGAATAGTTCCTCGGTTATATTCACGTTGAAAGTGGACTCATAGACTTTGACACGTCCTGCCAGAGGGTAAGCCCTTGCCTGTGTCCTTTGCATCGCCGAGACATCATCCCCGAAGCAATAGCCATGGAGGGCGCAGACGACCTTCTTGTTTATGGCCAGTCTATGTCTCATTTGTTCAAAGGTATTGTTGTTCTCGATGGATGAGTAATGCGAATCCTCGTCGCACTGAAACGCCACCTTGATTGTGACGGTCACGATTCCTCTCTGTATGTCTGGAAACTTCTCAACCTTATAGTCCGTTGTGGACGCATCGATAAGGCAGCATGGGAAAAGTATCGGATAGGCATACCTGTCATCATATTGCACAGGATATAGTTGACCAGTATCCTCATCGATGTGTTCCAGTTCCGGAACAATCTCGCGGAGCCTTTCCGCGATTCTTAAATAAAGTGATTCCATTTTATGAATTTATAATGCGTAAAACTTCTTTCTCGACATAAGCGGATATCTTGGCATCAAGTTCGGCGCTCTGCCCCATGAACTGCCTCTGGGGGATGTTGATGGTCAATGTCTCTTTCTTTGTCAATGCCAGTCTTTTCCACTTTTCGGCCTCTCCGGAGTCCGGCTGGTTGCCAGCTGATTGCGATGTCCTGTTCTGTGTGCCTTTCCGTGGCTTCTGTGCGCCTTTTTGCCTACCTTTAAGCTCATAATACTTCGCCCATGCGAAACGCCGCATTTTGGGCGTTATTTTGGGATGGACGGTCCCACCCTCGTTGTGGATAGCGGCATAGACCACATCATTAAATATGGTGACCTTAGCTATTCCAGGAGTGTAGTTTATCGAGCTGAACAGGTGGTTCCGTGAGGACATCAGTGTCTTGTATTGGGAATCCGCCCCGGATTCTCCTGAAGAAAGGCGTTTCGCCGGTGGCCACGGATGCAGACCACCATTGACGAATCCTCCTTGGCGGAAGTTGTCCTGGAAGTGCTGCTTGGCATACTTGCCGGCAACGACCGGGAGTTTCCTCGATATGAGCTGTTCAATCTCCTTTTTCATTCGCTGTATGTCCGATTCAAGTTTGTCTGCCATTTGAAAACCTTTTGAAAAACATTTGAATTCTAAATAATAAGCGCTATATTTGCGCTAGCCAGTAATGGTTAGCGTGTGCTACGGCACGTCGTATCGCGGAGGGACTAGTTCCCTCCGTTGTTTTTATGAAATATGCCATCCTTATAGAATAATCGAATTTTCCCTTTCTCGTATATCCATACCTCATCAATTCGTGTGTTGATGTTCAACCGTGCCATTATCATTTTTCTGATGTATCTGTCTGAACATCCACGGGTATTGTCTATTATTAAGTTTGGAGCTTGCTTAAATCCATGGGAAAGCATGTGCTTGACTTTCTCTTTGTGCCAAGGTCGAACAAAACTTTCAAACTCATATAACATTCCGTCAATTGACAGGTCAGGACATTTCCTTTCATAAGGAGTTCCTATTAATGCCCCGTATATGTCTTTATATTCTTGAGATTTGAAATGAACGGATGGTGTCAATTTGACCGAGTGTCCCTTCCTTGCGAATTCTGTTCCCAAGGTCTTCAGCTTCTTGTAGTCTGATTTCTTCTTGTCGATGTCCGGATGGATGTAAAGCAGACCTCCGTTTCTAAATTGCTTCTCCAACTTGAATCCGTCAGAAGACGTGTTATGCACGCCTTGATATACGGGCAGTTGTAGCAGTCTTTCTTACGGTCATAGAACACGGCCGCAAGACGGTTCTTTATGCTTGCATTGTAGAATCCGCAATGCTCACAGTCGGACGGGAAATACGGGTGATCATCCGAGAACACCTGCCCGGTCTTCGCCGGATTGCCTCCGAGTCCTGGGGACGGCTCCGCGATACCTTCCCCACCGAGTCCGGTGTTGTCAGTCACGGGGCTGTCAGTGGATTGCCAACCGCATTGGCATCCCCATTCATCCCCCGGCTTTTGCTCATCCCAGAAAGGGTCGCCTACCGGCCAGATATGGTGATAGAACGGCATATGGGACTCGCGGGGATTGACAGCCGTACTTGGCAGCCATTCGATATTCGGGAACACATCCGCCTCGTCTATGAACTGTCTCATTTCCGATGCCCTGTGTGCACGCTTTATGGCCGTGTCATATTCTGTCCGGAGCCACGCATTGACATGGTGGTTTACAAGCCCCTCTGTGTCCTGTTTGAACTGCCGGAATGGTTTGATGTTCCCGCTCTCATCCAGAAGCTTTGATGCCATGTCACGGCCCATCCGATGAGCCTTGAACGCAGCGAAGACCTCAGTGTTTGTCAGCAGCTCTTTCTTGAATCCGCTGCCGTTCCCGGACTTGTCATCATACGCGATGTCAATGCCGTTGGCCAGAATTCGGTTGACTTCGGAGAAGAGTCCTTTGTCAATCTGTGTCCTGGGGTCCAACTGACGGCTTTGGATGTTCTTCAGAGCATTCTCAATGATGCTGGAATCGAATGTGAACGGAACGGATGTCTTGTGGTCATCCATCGCGTCCTGATACAGGGCATCGACTACCAGTCTAAATCCGCCCCGCTGCCCTGCAGGGCCTTGACGAAAAAACCGACCATCCGGTTGAAGGCGTTACCTTTCTTCTTGCCTTTGCCATCAGGGTCCTTTTTCGGGTCTTGCTTTGGCTCCGGCTGGCCATTGCCGTCCTTGCCATCCTTGCCATCATCATCCGGGGCCGGATTGTTATCCTTTTTGCCATCCTGTGCTGATGGTGAAACCGGAACCGAATGGGCGCTTTTCAGTTCCTCCTTCATGGCTTCGTAATCCTTTGGCTTCGGTATTCCGAATTCCTCATAGAGATAGTCGTCATCGATAGGAAGCATCATGTCATTCTTCAGTGTCTTGAGGACATTGACCTTCTCCTGACTGTTCTTGCTCTTCGGAGGGACGAAGAAGAATTCACCGCCCTCGGTGTTGATGCCGAGGCGTGCGAAGGTGTCTGTCATCTCATAGTTGAGAATATTCAGGATGCTCTGCTTGATGAAGAAGTTGATATCCTCCTCACCCTCCTTCTGGACGGTTCCGAGAGCTTGCGTGCCTTTGTCCCCGGCTTCGGTGGTGAGGGTGTTGCCGGTGACGGCCTTGCTTATCTCGTTGTTGCAATAGGTTCCGAGTTTTTCATAAAGGTCGCCACCTCCTGAGACATTCTGTGCCTGTATGAGATTGAGCTGCGTGTTGTCTGGATGCACAAGAACTCCAGCCCCACCCATTTCCGCAAGGTCGTTCACAAGCTTCTTTCGTGCTTCCTCATCCCATGCGTTATAGGTGCCTTCCCGGATCGGCCGTCCGAAGATTTCCGCGAAATCCGCCCAATCCCCGACATTGTTCCTTTTAAGGATAACCCAGAATGCGGCGACGGCAAGGTTTCCTATCTGCCGTGGCTTGCCGATGTAAAGAAGATCGTCGAAGTCATCCCAACTCTCTCCGGATATGTCGCCCTGATGGTGAAGGATCACCCTGTTGATGGCATCGAAGTTTTTGCGAGGAATGAGCGTGTAGTTAATCCATCCACGCTCGTCCCGGTAGAACTGGAAGAGGGTTCCTCCGACTCCTTCCCATTCGTGGTCGTACAGGTCTCCGAGAAACTGGAGGAACCATGGGGACTTGATGTGCTGCTGCATTGCCTCATCCAGTTTGCCGTCCCTCATGAATTGGATAGGTGTCGAGAGAACTGCGGCCTTCTGTTTCCTCAATACGGAGAACAGGTGGCTGTCAAGCTTCACGTCCTCATACAGGTCACAAAGCTTTTCCTTGCGAGGGTAGTCAATGACTTCCGCAGAGCGTATCGCGCTCATATAGACACCTACGTCAAGCCCTCCACGTCTTGTCTGCTGAAGGATGATGGTAGGTGCCTGGACATTGCCGACATGTCCGCCGGTGGTTATTCGTCTTTTCTTATTCTTTGCCATATCAGAAATGATTTATTCTTTTCCTGTCGCTTCTCATCTGAAACTCGGACGAGTCAGCGTTGTCGTCTTCCGGAATCCTGTCAAGCCCCTCGATGGTGATGTCACCTGACTTGACACCCTTAAGCCATTCCACGGCCCTTTCGTACCTGTCAATGCGAGTCTGTGTCATAAGACCTTCCCTGATTGAACACAGGTGATATATCGCTATGTCCTTTGCGAACATCAGCAGGAGATTGTGGCGCTCATCACCGGTCGCGCTGAATGCCTTGTCGCAGTCATATCTGTTCGACAGGTAGCCTTTCATCTCGGCTATCGCCTGATTCTCCACGATCTCAAGGATGTTCTCATCCTCTCTGGTGACGCGCTCGATGAACTCGGTGCGTATCGATGACGGGTAGTCCTCTTTTGTTATGAAGTTGGTGTTGTTCATGTCATTGTCTGTTTTTGCTCCTGTGTGCAAGAGCCTTGTATGAGATGTATGAAGACGGCTGAAGTTCCGCCGTCTTCTGGTCTATTATCCAGTTGCCGCCTTCCACGCAGTCAATTCCGTCGGCGTGGAAGTTCATGGCCATCGTGAAGTATTTGAACTCATCATCGAGCAGTTTCATATTCGGATCGTCTTTCTCAGCGATGTTGAGTACAAGAAATCCCTCACGGTTCATCGGCTCAAGATGCGCCTCGATTCTGGTTGCCTTGTCGCCTTTGTTCCTTGCATCTGGCGTTACAGAAAGATTTATCCCTGTCCTGCGGCGTTCTTGTGCGATAGCTGGCTTGAATACCTGTTGGAACACTGGATCCTGCAGGGAGTTGTTTTCCTGATAGAGATATACGGCCTTGCCGGACTTCACCCTCGCCAAGGTGTGCAGAGTGAAGTAATGGCTGATGAATTCCGCCGTCGTCATCTTGCCGAGGAACCCTTTGATGACATAAAGGGTGGAGTCAAGTTTGCCAAGCAGGAACATCGCCTTCTGGGAACCTTTCTTGTTTTTGGCTGTTCCTTTGGCCTCGCTTGTCGTAGGGTCGGCGTATATGACCAGGAACGGGAACCGGCTTAAAGCCGGAACCTTTCCCCATTTTGTGTTTGGGAATATCTTGCCTTCTGTCAGAGGGTTGTTGAAATACTCTCCCTGCTGGGCCTTGGTGCTTATCTTGGAAAGGACGGTGTCGATCATCTCCTCCGTGTTCTTCTCCGGCCATGTACTTTTCCCGTTCTCATCTCGTATGTTCACGATGTCCCAGTTGTTGGCTTTATTGCCGGCGCGGACGATGCAGCAGTCCTCGGCTATGATGTTTCCTGCCCAGATTACGAGTGTGGGGGTGGAGATTGAACGTGTGGGATATACGGCCTTCTCCCACCAGCCCCAGTTCTTGTCAAGCACGTCTATGTTACGGCATACCTCATCGGTGTCGAAGTCATCCTGATACAGGACATCCGGACGTATGCTTTCGTTGCGGAGTCCTCGTGGGGCGTTGCCGGCGCCAATGCCGAGGAACATCGCCCCGCCCTTTGTCTTGAAGCACTTTTCCTCCCAGTCGCCGAGTGTTCGCTGCTCGCCATAGTATTGTGTGATTCGCCTGTTGGACTCGAAGTTCGCTCGGTATGGTGCGAGAAGCCGCTTGGCTGCGTCCTCCGTGGCGGAACTGAGCAGGATCATCTTTCGTTTCCCTGTAAGTACAAGATACATTATCGTCATCATTATGACGGTACTCTTGGCGAGTTCGCGTGACCAGGAAAGCACTTCGTACCATTCAGGATTGTTTATGAGCCTGTTGATTGCCCGTATGTGGAATTTGGCGAACGGTGCTTTGGCGTAATTCGGGAAGAAAAACTTCATCCATTCAGTAGGATGACTTTCCAGATACATGCGGTGCCTCTCAATCTCCGCTTCGGACATTGATTCATCGATCGGGGTCTCCTCGTACACCGACCGCTTGAGAGCTTCCCAAAATTTGAGTGCGTCTTTGTCAATCTGTTTCATTGTCAGAGAAGTGATTTGATGAATTTGTCAAAGACCCCGGCGAATGTCTTGGTAAGTTCCGCATCCACTGGGCGGAGCCATGTTATGAATCTGTTGGCCACACTGACGCAGTCATGGATTCCGATGTCGTTTTCAAGTTTGTTGATGGCATCTGTAAGCTTGCAGATGATGTCCGCCTCCTTGGCGTTGGCATAGCGTGGTCCGTCCTCAGCCTTCCTTTCGCTGATTGTCTTGTTGATTTCTGAAAGCTGGCGTTGGAGACTCTTTATCTGTTCCTCACGTGTCATCGTCATCGAGACTTTCAGCTCATCCCATTTGTCCGCTTTTGCCCACCGTATGATTGTCTGACGGGACACACCGGCCGCATCCGCAATCTCCTGCTGTGTCCTGTTCTCGTATATGTACATTGACTTCGCCCATTGGCGAGTGTTGTCTGACTTGCTGTTGGCCATATCCATGTTGTTTATCGCACACAAAATTGACCTAATAAAGGAAGTGGCGCAAATTCCAGTTTTATGATGCACGATAAAAATGGTATGATGCAACTTTCTGACGGTATGATAAATCCGAAATTTTCAAGGGTCGAAATAAGCATCCAATTTTGCGTGAAATAGCACTCGACAGAATGAAAAATGTATTTGATATAATATCGAATCCGGACACGGAGGGATGCACCATCCTTTTGTATGGTGAGATCGGCGATTATGCCGATGTCCGTGCGGAGGATGTCATCTCGCAGATCATAGCGGCAGAAAAGACCTATCAGCGGATAGACATACGTATCAACTCCATCGGAGGGCAGGTCGGCACAGGCATCGCGATATTCAACGCCTTGAAAGACTCGAAGGCGGAAATCACCATCTATATTGATTGTCTGGCAGCTTCAACGGCATCAATCATCGCTGCCTGTGGAAGAAAAGTCAAGATGAGCAGGTATGCGAGAATCCTCATCCACAAGCCTACAGGCGGAGTATGGGGCAACGCTGATGAGATCAAGACCTACCAAGAGCAGCTGATAGAAATAGAGAATATAATCTGTGACATCTATTCCAAGAGGACAAAGATGTCCATTGATGAAATCCGCTCGACATATATGGACGGCAAGGATCATTGGCTTTCGGCTGATGACGCCGTCCGTCTCGGCTTTGCCGATGAGGTGTATGATGATCTGGCGATAAATGCGGAGGACATAGCCGGATTGCCATTGGAGCAAAGATGTGGCAAGTTTACGGACCTCTATGTGGGAACCTTTAATAATCAACATAAATCCAAAAGCAAAATGTTTGACAAGATCAAGAAGTTGCAGCCGTTCAGCGATTGCGCTGATGAGGCTGCCATCATGGCCAGACTGAGTGAGATCACCAGGAAGGCCGAGGCCCATGATTCCCTCAAGGCGGAGAACGATGCTTTGAAGGCAAAGGTGGCCGATTTCGAAAGCAAGGAGAAAGCGGCACAGGACGCTGCCATCAATGCTGAAGTTGATGCTGCCGTCAAGGATGGACGCATTGATGAGACCCAGAGGGAGAAGTATGTGAAGCTGCTCCATTCCTCCGAGGCGGAGTCCGCCCGTGCAATTCTTCAGTCGCAGAAGAAAAAGAGGCTGGTAAAGGATATTCTTGAAGACGGCACTGTTGTCGAGAACGGCAGCTGGGCGAAGCGTCAGGAGGAAATCCGAAACAAGTACAACGGAAAGAACTAAAATTATCAAGTTATGGCAATCGTAGTAAAAAACACAAACTACAATGGTGAGGTTCTGGAGAGGATCCTTACCGTGGCGGCTACCGGCAATGAGATTGTCGGGAAGGGATTGATCCATGTCATCCCGGGTGTCGAGAAGAAAGTATCCATTCCTCGTCTTCATACAGGCAAGATGCTCCAGAAGCGTAAGGAGGATCCGAAAGTTGAAGACTCGAAAGGCAATTTCAATTACAGCGAAAAAGTCCTTGAGCCGCATGACTTCATGGCTTTCACGACCTTCAATCCACGCGCTTTCGAGAGTATCTGGCGCAAGTGGCAGCCTAAGGGAAACCTTGTATTCTCCGAGCTTCCGGCGGAGGCCCAGAACGCACTTCTGGATGCCCTGTCAAAGCAGGTCCAGTTCGAGTTGGGCGACCATTATGTCAATGGTGAATATGGCGAGGGCGATGACAAGCTCTTTGACGGTATCCTTACCCAGGCAGCCAAGGACAGTGACTGTGTCATAGTCGCAAGTGACGCGACCAAGATGACAGACCGTCTGAAGGCTGTCCGCAAGGCCATTCCTGTGTCCATCCGCAATAACCCTTCCCTCAGAATTCTTATGAGCGTTAACGACTTCGACACGTATGACGATGAGCTTACTGCGCGTGAGGGAAAGAATACGGATGAGACAAAGGTCAATCGCAAGGCATACAAGGACATCAAGATCGAGACTCTGGCTGCATGGCCTGACGGCCTTATCGTGGCGACACTCTGCTCTCCTGACGCGATGACGACGAACCTTTATGCGGCGGTCAACCTTCAGGACGACGAATCAGTCATCCAGATCGACAAGGTCTCCAACATGTCTGAGCTCTACTTCTTCAAGATGCTCATGAAGGCTGACACCAACATCGCCTTCGGCGAGGAGTTCGTTGTCCTTGACAGCAGAAATGTGCCTGTGTTCAAGAAGGTCGAGACCCAGAAGACCGCGGAGGGCGGCAAGGACACAGGAGACGGGACCGTATAATGCCCTGCAGTGGCAAGCGATAGATTAGACTGGACTTTGATATGGATTTCGAGATACTGAAGGATTTGCTCATGTTTTTGCTCCCTGGGGGCGCGATCGGGTCTGTCGTGACCTGGTTCGCCACCAGAAAGGAGCGGAAAGTTGATGTCCTGTCCAAGCTTCAGGAATCCATTGACCTCCTGACGAAGAAATACACGGAGGCTCTGGATGAAAATGTTCAGCTTAAGGCGGACAACGCCAAGTTGCTTGCGAACCAAAAGACACTCGAATTGAAGATTGACCACCTTACGGAAAAGGTGAGCCAGTTGACTCAACAATTAAACAGACAAGAGAATGAGAAATCACATCAGGGGGCTTACAGCCCTCCTCGTGGTCAGCGCGCTTCTGCCCGTGGCGTGCGGCACGCAAAAAAAGGCGGCAACGTACAGACAGGAGGACTCCAGTCTTCAGGAGGTTCTTCAGGTCCAAACGGAACAGGTCGCGAAGGCAGTAACGGACAGCGTTCAGTACAGGTTCCAGAGCCTGCAGCAGGAGATGACGGAATTGAGGGCGACATTCATCGAGCAGATTCCGATGAGTCAGGTGCAGGAGACGATACCGATGCAGAGCCTCCTTGACCTTCCAGAAGGCGCAAAGTATGGGACGGCCGACGGTCGTGCTTCGGTTGAAGCCTTGCGCCAAGGTGACAACATTGTGTTGACCGGAAGATGCGACAGCGTCGCCCGACAATGTACAAAGTATGAGAGACAGACATTTAGGCAGAAAAGCACCATTGATTCACTGAAAGCTGTTATTGACAAACTACATTCAAGGCTCTCTCAAATGGCGCTCGAATCGGAATCAAACGTCAACAGGTCAGTACTTGAAACTCAACCGAAAGTCCCTCAGAGGAGAAGCGGCAAGTGGTTCCTCGCGGGAGTTGTTATAGGCACTGCCGGAGGTGTGGCCGCCCAATGGCTGTGGAAGCGTTTCAGCCTCGGGGCAATCATAAAAGGTTTATTCACAAAAATATTATAGCGATGGAAAAAGGATATGTACATGGAAGCAAGATGATCGTGTTCCTAGGGACCAAAGCCCTTGGGCATTGCACATCCTGCGAGATTCAGGACCAGGCGGAGACGAAGTCCCGTTCTTTGAAAGTCCTGCCGGATTACAACGATACTGAACAGACAGACGAGGACCTTAAGGCAGGAGCCGGTGAGGATACCTCGACGGACGGACTTTGGGATGAGAAGTCTGTGTCCAAACGTTCGGTGTCAATCTCTACCGACTGCCTCGTCTGCAAGGATGAGAAGGGAGCCACCTATGACGAGCTTCTTGAAGCGATGGACAGCGGCGAGCCTGTCAAGCTGAAATATGCCTATGCCGGAGAGGAAGCCAAGAAATACCGTGTCGGCTTGTTTGTCATCACCTCACTCCAGAGGAATGATCCTGCCGATGACGACTCGACTTATTCCGCGTCTTTCGAGAATACAGGAAGAGTCAGGACAAAGACTGTCGGTAACGTATAGTCATCATAACTTCTGCCATCCGGGGACATTCCCCCGGACGGCTTTAATCCAATCAAACATAAGTCATAATGAGCAAACCAAAGAATACGAGCAACGGGAATCTCGAAATCGAGGTGAACGGGAAGAGATATCCATATCGTGAGACAATGGGAGCCATGCTCTCGTTCAAGGAGGAGACCGGCCTTGACGCGCCTGTGGACACCGAGGATTCCGTCAAGTATATGTATCACGTGGTGAAGTCCAATTGCCGCAGGAACGGTGAGGAGTTCAAACTTTCATTCCAGGAATTCGCGGACGCACTTGACGGTGAGGAGTTCATCCGCGTCACCGCAGCCCTTGCCGAAAGGGCAAATGAAAATAAGGATGGAGACGCTGAAAAAAACGCATAAAGCCCACTCCAATAGAAATTGTCCTCGGAGTCGCGGTCGGGAGGATGGGCCTATCCGTAAAGGAGTTCTCCGGACTGACTCCAACCGAGTTTAGTGCCATTTATAAAGAATGGCAGTCGAAGCAGGAGGATAATGAGCGTGGGAGATGGGAGCGCTGCCGTTGGATTTGTTACTATGCCTTGAAGCCTTATGCCAAGAAGGGCCTGAAGCCTGAAGATGTCCTGAAATTCGGTTGGGATGGAACCATGAAGTCAGAAATGGCAAAGACAAAGATGACAAAGGAGGAGCTGGAAGCGGACAAAAGGGAATTCGAGAAATTGATAGAGCTTTGGAAAGATGAATAAAAAGGTCACATACGAGATTGATTTCACTGGTCGTGATTCCGCATCCGGGGTCGCGTCGAAGATCGTCTCCGCAGTGGCCTCCGGGCAGAAGGCGGCTTCGGCGTCTATCCAAAGGGTTAATTCGGAATTGCAGGCCCAGGCGAACATCGCCTCATCGATGGCGTCCAGAAACAAGGCTGTCCTTGATTCCGTCGCGAATGGTGCTGGCGGTGTCGCGGCAGGCATAAGGGCCGTGGCTAATGACGCCGCGGCATCTATTGAAAGGCTGTCCTCGCAATCATCCAACCTGTCTGAACTTCGTGCCGAATATGACCGTCTGAAACAGGCCAAGACAGAGGCGTACCTGTCCGGAGATGACAGAAAGGCATTCGACATCGATGGTCAGCTCCGGCAGATTGGCTTCCAGATCAACAAGATCAAGTCGGTAAATGCCGAGATTGAGGCTCAGAAGAAAGCTGCCGAGTCTTTGTCTTCAACCTATACCCAGACATACGACCAAATAAAGCAGTCGCTTGCGGAGGGGGCAGAGGATGTCTCTGACTATATCCAGCTGATAGAGAGCCAGAAGAAGGTGGTCGCTGATCTCACCTCGAAATATCAGCAGCTGAAAGCGGCCAAGGCTCCCACGTCCCAGACATCCGCATTGCTCAATGAACTCAACCAGGAAAAGGGGGCGCTTGCCGGCATGCGTGATGCGGTTGCCGGTTACAAGCAGTCCAATACTGGCATAAGAACCCAGATTATGGCCATCCGTGAGGAGATGGCCAGGCTTCGCCTTGAAGGAAAGCAGAATACAGCCGAATACGAGGAACGCCGTCAGGAGATGGAACGTCTCGGAACGGCGTACAGGGAACTCCGCACCGAACAGACCGCTCTCTCAACAGGTGCCACGCAGATAGGTGGTGTCATCAATGGCGTGCAAGGATTGATGGGAGCATATTCAGCAGGTTCCGGCATCGTGTCAATGTTCGTCAAGGACAACGAGAGACTGATGGCGGTTCAGACGAAGATGCAGTCTGTGATGGCGGTGATGATGGGCGTGCAGCAGATGTCCAACACCCTGCATGCCACAAGCTCATTCAGAATTGTGACCTGCAGAAAGGTGACTGAATTGTGGACGGCGGCACAGAACCGCCTGACGGTAGCTTTCCGCCTCTCTGCCACCGCCTCGAAGGCGCTGCTTGCGTCAATGACGCTTGGCGCGTCTCTGATAGTAACAGGGGTGATAACGGCGATCAGCAAGCTGGTGTCCAAGTACCAGGAGAAATCCGAAGCCCAGAAGCAGGCCAAGAAAGAAGAAGAGGATGCGCAGAAGTCCATCCAATCATCCGTGGCTGGTAGCATAGCATCACAGCTTGTGTCCTACCGAAAATTGCAGAAGGCGTGGAAGGAACTCTCCGGCGACATCGCCAGGCGTCAGAAATTCGTGAAGGACAACGCCAATGAATTCAGAAACCTTGGCGTAAGGATCAATTCGGTAAAGGATGCCGAGAATGTTCTGGTCAATAATGAATCGACATTTGTGGAGTCCCTTAAACGAAGAGCCATGGCAGCCGCCGCAATGGAACTCGCGTCGAAGAAGTACCAGTCGGCAATAGAGAAGATGCTTCAGGCGGAGAATGCGAAAAAGGTCACGGATGACGACCGGAAGAGCGCCCGTAATTATGCGGAGGGTGTGTACCAAGGCAAAATGGCATCAGCGAACGGTGTCCTCGGTCGCGGTCAGGTAAGCGGGCAGAGAAAGCAGATAGTCGGGGATGCCTATAAAAGCAATGTGGCCACCTATGGCGAGGCCAGGGCTAAAGTATACAGTGACGCGGCCAAAAAGGAGATGTCCGAGGGGGACCGTTATTTCTCCATCGTGAACAAATACAACGACGAGGAGGACAAACTTCTGAAAGGACGTGGAATATCACCGGCCACATCTGGTGTCACGACAGGCAAGGCTGGCAGCATAGATGTCATCGAGAAAAAGATACAGGCTCTTACGGCTCTGATGAAGGCTGCCGGCGCATCTGAACGGGCCGAACTTCAGAAGGACATAAACGCATGGCAGAAGAAACTCGATGCTGTTAATCTTGAGATGGAGGCGTTGAGTGTGCCTTCAGACCCGAAGACAATCCAGGAACTGGACACAGCCATAACATACTATGGCAAACTGCTGAAAATTGCCGGTGATGAGGAGCGTGCGGAGATACAGAAGACGATCAACGGATATTCCAAGAAGAGAAAGGCTATTGAAGATAGTCTGAAAGCAATCTCTGCCCCGACATCTCCAAAGACATTCGAGGAGTATTCAACGGTCATATCAGTGCTTGAAGACCAGTTGAACAGAGCCTCTCAATCAGAACAGGCAGGGATTCAGGCCACGATAAACGCGTACGAGCGTGAGAAGGACGAACTGAAAGCCCGTGTGGCGCTTGCCTCCACTCCTGCCGTGATGAACAGTCTTGCGGACTATGAACAGGCGATATCCGCCTGCGAGTCTGTCCTGCAGTATGCGAATGATGAGGAAAGGGCGAACATCCAGAGGACGATAAATGATTACAGGCGCAAGAAAGATGCTATCGAATCCTCCCTTGAAGCCCTTGATGTTCCTGCCGACCCTAAGAACCTGGAGGATATCGACAAGGTTCTTTCTGCCCTTCAGACAAGACTTCAGAAAGCCGGGGAAGCGGAACGCGGTGAGATTCAAAGGCAGATAGTTCAATGGAAAGCCAAGAAGGATGCCATAGAGGAATCAGTCCAGCTTGTAGGAATGGAAGACCTTTCAAAAATGGTTCGGAACGGGCTTGGCGTAGGCGGTGACCTTGAAATCAGCCTCCGTGCCAGAATAACCGGTGTCGAGGTGGCCAAATCGAAAATCGAGGAACTCCAGAAGATGGCTGCTGTGGCCCAGACAAAGGAAGAACGGGCATCGATAAAGAAGGCAATCAACCAATGGTCTCAGTATGCAACAAGTCTTGACGCGACACAGGCGCAGGGGGAAAAGACCACGGGCATGCTTGAGAATATGTCATCGATAGCGAACAGCCTGTCTGGGGTAGTCGGCGAGAATGCCGCAGGTTGGCTCTCATGGGGATCGAATGTCCTCTCAGCCGTGGCCGCCGCACTTCCGGCGATTGCGTCTGTCATCGGTGGAAATATAGCGCAGGCATTTGCAGGAGCGGCGGCCCAGTCGCAGAGTGTGCCGTTCCCATACAACCTCATATCGTTGGCGGCCAGTATGGCAGCGGTCGGGGCGGCTGTGGCCTCTATCCCGAAATATGCTGACGGCGGCCTTGCCTATGGACCTACCATAGGTATGTTCGGTGAGTATTCCGGGGCGAGTCATAACCCGGAGGTGGTCGCCCCTCTTGACCGACTCAAATCCATTATCGGGTTTGAAGACGGCGGCAAGAAAAAAGTGGAGTTCAAAATCAAAGGCCGGAATCTGGTCGGCATAGAAAGAAGAGAGAACAACAGGAGAAGAAGATCATAGCATGGGAATGATGGTAAGATATACGGGAGCCTTCTATTCAAGGAAGGGCGTTGTCTGGAGGTGCAGAATCCTCCAGGAGTCCGACGTGGCATTTCCCGTCAGGAACCTGGAATTCCCGGATGACGAACCCCTGATGATAGAGTACAATGAGACGGCCAAGGAGAATGTCATATGCGGGAGCACCGCGACATTGACCATCGTTTCACCCGGAGATAGGACTTACCTTGACCTCTATTCGATAAAGGTAGGGCAGATCCGTCTCGATGTCTATAGAAACAACGTTTTGTTCTGGAGCGGATGCCTTGACCCTGAATTCTATGAGGAACCGTATGACAGCACATCCGACTATGAGGTCAGCCTTACTTTCTCCGATTTCGGTATCCTTGACAGGATGCCTTATGACGGTTCCGGGCGCAAGGCATTGAAAGAGCTGCTTGATAACGCGCTTGACAAGTCGAGGCTGAATTATACCTCAATCGATGAATCCCTGATCTCCACGCAGTTTGCGGACGGGACTCAGCTTGCATTGTCCTCTTTGATGATTGCGTCGGAGAACTTCTATGACGAGGACGGGGAGGCGTCATCGTTCAAGGACGTCATCGAGGGAATATTCCAACCCCTTGGATTGCGTATGATACAACGCGCCGGGAAAGTGTATGTGTATGACATCAATGGCCTGTATACGAGTAAGAACCCATCTTCGGAGATAGACTGGCAGGGTGAGGACTCATCGCTTGGCACCGATTCGGTGTACAACAACATAAAAATAACGTTCTCCCCATATTCGACTGCGGATGTAATTGATGGGGAACTTGACTATGAAGATGTTTTCGGGCCAGAATGGACAAATCTCACATCAGACAGCTCCGGGATCAAATACAACAATGGGATTGTCCCTACAGGGATGTCCGTCCCGACCTGTTATTCATATTACATCGACTATGACGAAAGCCACAGGCACGGTTACGACTGGGACTATGCCCTGATAGATTACACCCTTTTCCAATCTTGGAATAAGGATAAATGCAAGGGCGTGGCTGAAATCGGAAGCGGCAACTCGTTCTTCAAGATTCAGCCCATGCTCGGAGGCAATGAGGCCGAGGGCATTGTCGGAGGGTTCTATACTGGTGGACACGGCTCATTGGCTTCCGGCTTCCCGACAAGAAAGGGGCTGCATCCGTCCTCACATCTGAAAACCCTTGCAATGAAGATGGCGCGTGTCTATCTTCCGGAAATGGGTTCCGCTGATGCTGCGAACAATTATTTGCGTATCCAGCAGGAACTGTTGTTCGACCCCCGTTATAACCCGTTCTCGGATTCAGGCGACGGCAATGAATCAGGCAACCATGATTTCGTGAAGAACAATGCAGCGTTTGCTTTTGTCCCGGTCGCGATTGTCGTATATGATGAGGCGGGTACGGCTCTGTGCCATTACTCGAATGAGTGGCTTACCAAGAACGGACAGCCGGGAAACGGCTTCGTGTCCACCGCAGAGGATAAATACCTGTCGAAATGGGGCTGGAAGTCAGGCGAGGCTGAATGGGGCGAGGCGTGGCTTGCGTACTATGATCCTGATGATGTCCTGCAGGGAACGGGAGTTATGGGATGGCAGTGCAACCGCCAAAGTGTCGGGAAGCCGTGGACGGACGGAAGCAAGAAAGTAAAGAACCGCAAGTATCGCTATGCAGACAAATATACAGGCGACACCAAGGACTTCTGGATGTTCGACTCGTTCAAGAAACTGCCGGACGGCCAGTTTATACCTTATCCGCCGAAAGGGGGTTATCTGGAAATCCGGATATACAACGGGGTGTGGGCATTCGATGACGTTGACAGATTCTCTGTGGAAGCTGATGGATATTTCAAGGACAAGGGTGGCTATGACAAGATACGCTGGCAGCTGTACAAACTTCCGAAAGTGTCTGTGGTGAAGAGGACTTTGACGTTGGACGAGGACACGATGGATGATGTGGAGTACTCCGGTGTTTTGAATGCCGATGCGAAAGAGGATCTTGAGCTTGACACGATATGCGGCACCGCCGATGTCGTGTGCCCCACCGCCAAAGGCATCTATATGTCATCGGAGACAGGCGAACAGATACAGAAGCTTATGCGTGCCGGGAGGACTGACCATCCAGAACATCTGCTGATCGGGACTCTGTACAGCCAATATGCCGACAGGAGGACGACATTGTCCGGGGAGGTCTCCATTGACCCGAAGGGACTGTCTTCCTATGTCGATGCGGCTCAGGGACAGGATGTCAAGTTCATCATGAGCGGCGAGGAAATCAACGTCAAGGAGGATGTGTCCGATGCCACTTTCATCGAGATGCGCCCCGACGAATATGAGGGAAAGGAGGGATGACCATGGCAAAGGAATATATACAGAAAACAACCAACAGGGCGGCAAGACCGCGAAGCAGGAGACTGAGGGAACTCGGTGGCACCACTTCAGGAACCGCAGTGTCCGTCATCCAGAATGGCGGTGCGAATTCCGTTGTCTCCGGAGACGGCCATACTCATAAGAACCTTCCGTATCTTGATCAGATAACCACTGACAATGACGGATATATCAGCCTTACCCATCCGAAGGAAAACGAGGAGGACGGTAGTGTAAGCACCGTCACGGAAAAGGCAAAAGCCGGGTACTCCGATGAATCTGGTCATTCCTTGGAGTCCGACCACTCAAAGGATTCTGAGAAGTGGTCCGGCAGGATGTTCGGGGACTATATTGACCAGCCGGTCAGGAAGAAGGACATCGTCGAGTTCGCCCGTGTCATTGCAGGGATTATCGGCTCCCCGGACTTCGTGCAGGGCATAGAGACTGGCTCTGGTTGGAAGATTGACTCTGACGGATCGGCTGAGATGTCATCCCTGACATTGAGGTCATTTCTCAAGGTCCCGCAACTCATATACAACAAGGTCCGCGTGACTGGTGGGGAGATGTGGAACACCGAGGGTGGAACAATTGCCAAGGTCACCGCTGATGAGGGAAGCGAAAGTGCCTATATCCTTACGATGCAGGTGGAGGATGGTGATGTCATAGAGCTGGATGTCGATGACATCTGCAAGGGCCACTATAACAGCAGCGGAGGGTTCGTGACATCATATTTCAGGGTTACATCTGTGGATCAGGCGGCGAAGACAGTGAGAATTGTGCTCGGTGCTGATGATGCGGTCCCAGGAGGAAAAAACGCAGCCCCGGTTCCATATATGAATATTGCAAGGTATGGCAATTTTACACAGGCTGAAAGACAGAGAAGCCAGTATTTCTCGTCCCCGGAGCAGCGGATCGCATTGCTTGATGGTGTTGACCAGTACATCATCCTGCCGTCACACTTCAAGCTGATTATTGGCTCTATCCCTGATTCCCTGATACCGAAGTCTCTGCCGTTGGGCAAACGTCCGTCGATATATCTGGATACGGTTCTGGCCAGGAACTTCATGCAGCTGGACGGGACAGGGGCGGTTGTGAAGACAATCCGGGACAGAGGCCTTTGGCAGGGAACACCGGACACACCATATCTCTGCAATGATGAGTTCCAGGATGAAGTCTATCACAAGTCGTGCAAGTATCGATGCATCGTTGAAGGTACGCTCCAGGAGCCGCGTTACGATTCGTCCGACTGGTTGCTCGTAGCCGGCGACACGACACTGGAACTGATAATCGATAGCACGGCAGGAGAGACTTTCCTGTACGGCTGTCTTGATACGACACTGATGGCAATTGTCCGTCGTGGCGTGAATGACATAACGGATGAGATTCTTGATTCGGACTGGACCTGGTCCAGGGATACGGGTGATGCTGCTGCAGATGGGGTGTGGAATGCAGATCACTCCGGATGCGGCAGGAGTGTGGACCTGACGCAGGAAGACCTTCCGGTTTCCTCCGGGCGGTTCATCTGCAGGGCGTATGTCCGTGACGGCGCTGAAAGCGTGGAAGCGGAGGTTGTTTTTTGACATTTGAAAGGCATTTGAACAGTATATGAAAAAGACAAAAAGAATCGGGATCGTCTATGATCCTCTGAACATATCCACCACAATGGTCGTCCGTGGTGGAAGTCTCACACAGACGCATTGCGCCGAGACGGGTGAATACATACCGGACAGGAGCCTTACACCGCTCGTGATTCGACCGGAGGTATATGTCAATGATCCGAACGGCATAATGGCGAACGGGAAAGTGGCTCTGACAGGAATCCTCTGGTATGAGATACCTCAGGACATGGTAGGACAGATTACGGATTCATCCTACTTGACAGGGGAATTGTCCCGCTATCTGATCACGAACCAGACGGACGGCTATTCGGTGGCGCAGGACGGCACTTTGACCGTCACGAAGAACATTCCTTATCTGGAGCCGAAGGTACTCGTGTTCACGGCATCGTATCCGGATACGAGGAGCGGCAAGATCTTGCGCATTCAGGCGACCTCTACTCTATCAACCGTCTCGCTGGCGGAAGCCGCATCGCTGTCTCTCGATAAACCGGCAAGTTTTGTATTCAACCCCATTACAGATGCAGGTGTCCGCACGATTAAGGCGACATTCCTGCTTGGCGGAAAGACCCCGGATTCAGGACAGTGCAAGGTCGCATACTGGTGGTATAAGACCGTTGACGGAAAGGAGACGATTATTGACCCTGATGAGGACTTGTTCTATGAGGCAGGCCAGAATGCAGACACATTGACAATCGATCCCCGTTATGTCAATGGACAGGTGAAAATATCCTGCAAGGTGGAATATGCGTTGTCAGGCGAGGCTCTGCCGTCATCTCCGACGGATAATTGCCTTAAAGATGAGACAACAGTGGTGAGGAGATATCCAAAATATGATTTCGAGCATTTTGTGCATGGCGGGGTGGAGGTCTCCCCGAATGCGGAGATGGTGAAGAATGAATGCGTGATCACGGTCGGAAGGACTGTCGTGGAAAATCCTTCAAGATTCTTCAGCATCAAGTGGTCCATAAAAAGGGCGGTATATGGAGCCGAATGGACTGCCCTCGGCTATGGCGATAGCATCATGATTCCGGCAGAGGAATTCGCCAATGCCTCGGATGTGGCCCTTGAAGTGGATGAACTTGACCCTTTAGGGGCGTTTATAGATGGGGATACCATGATATGTCACAACAATGAGGTAATAACACTTTAAGATATGAGATATGTATATGCGAAGATTCCGGTCCGCAAGGCCGAGGATGCCGGAATCGCCGAATTCAGGCAGAGGACTCCGGATGGTGAATATGTCATCATCAATGAGAGCGACCTTCAGACTTATGGGAGTTCCGCTCCGTTTGAGAAAAAAGTCAAGTCGCTTGGAGGCAAGGTCCTTACGGCGGCTGAAGCAAAGGAAGAGTTGAACAGATAAAAGAAGATGAAATGAGTACAGTAAAAGGACAGACGACAATCAAATATGTCAGGCAGGGTGATTCACTGACATGTACGTTGAGAAGCACGTTTCCGTTGAAGCAGTTCATTTCCAACGGAAACAACATAATCACGCCAAGTTTCGCGGCCAACAAGCCGTGTATATATCCGGTAGTAAGAAGCTCGCTGAAAGCAATGCGCATAGAGCCTGCAGCTACCGGTGTCGAATGGAAGTTCAACGGAACTGCCATCGTCTTTGATGCTTCTGGGCTTAGCAAGGCGATGGGAAGCATTCCTGCAGGTACCTTCAAGAGCGAAGTGAAGAAGGTTGACGGATTTACGCTGCCGACACTTACGATACTGAAGGAAATCGCATCGAGCGGCAACATTGACTCGGACACCATTGAATTCAAGGGGACCGTCAATACGGGATTCCAGTCAGTCGTGTCCGCGTCCATCGAGGTGAACATCGAGCAGACTGACGGAGAGTCGTGCATGGGCTATATCACGATCAACAACGGCGGTGTCGTTGATGACGCCACATCACAGTTGAAGGCGACGGCTCATCTGATGATCGGCGGTGTCGAGAAGACAGATGGAGTGACCTACAAATGGTACAAGATGAAAGTCGTGAATGGCGTTGATGGCTGGGAGTCGATAAACAAGAGTTCATCAAGCATTACCATCACGGCATCAGATATCAATTCAAGCGAATTGTACAAATGTGAGATGAGTTATAACGGCAAGTCCTCAAGCGCAGTGATGGAAGTGAGCGATGAAACTGACATTCTGATCATCTATCCAAATCCCACCAATGCGGCTGGGGCTCAGGTTCCGGAAGAACTAAGCTCGGCCCAGACGTCCATCATATATAGACCGAAGGTGTACAAGAGGACGACGGAGACAGAGGTGAAGGGCTTCACGTTCAATTACCTTGTTACGGATGCCGCAGGCGACTCTATCGCATCGCAGGACGGCGGGGATTCATTTGCGGTTACCATTGATCACGCGGTCAAGGCTGGTGGTGACATGACTCTTATTATTTCAGCGGAATAATGTGTATCAGAAAGATGTTAAAGCATATAACACGAATAGCTTACAAGCAGCCACCGGAGAAGGGAGACAAAGGTGAGCGTGGGGCGCGGACGCGCCAGATTGTTTGGGCCGTCGGCATAGAGTTCTATAGCGGTGCGGATGGGGAGGCGTATGCTGATTTCGCCTATTACAATGGGCAGGTGTATCAGTGTACCAAACACCATACATCCAGTTTGAATGAGACTCCGTATGATTCGGTTGAAAACAACACCGGATACTGGCGCCTTGTGCCGTCATTCGCGAATTTCTCCACGAAAGTCCTTCTGCTTGGTACAGGCAAGGAGGGTTGGATTATGGATGAGGGTGTTATCAAGCACACATCCGGGAAGATACAACTGATGGCGGACGGCAGCATCCGCGCGGCCGGGGGTGAGACCATTGTCAGCAAGGATGGACTTTTCACTACTAAAGGGGCTGCCATAGAGGACAGCACGCTGAAAGATGTAATCGTCTACGGCACGCTCCGCCAGCCTTTCGCACATTATAGCGGAGAGTGGGAATGGGATGGCACAGATGAAAAATCAGAGGCTCAACTGCATGATAACCTTCAAATGGAGGGAGGTGGGTCCTTGATCATTGCGGCAGGAGGGTTCCCATGGGATTCTTCTCAGAACGGACGCCGTATAACAGTGATGACTCATCGGTACGACGGGGTGCTGTCATCCGGTGCGGTGTCCATTACTGCCCCAAATGGAAAATACTTCTTCCAGGACGGAGCAAAATATGGCGAGCTGGTACTGTCATCCCGTGAGTACGTAGAACTTCTCGGTATAGGGGAAGGCGCGACCTTTTATGGGTGGCTTATCACCAACCGTGGGAATATCGAAACTACAAAGTCCTATGGCCGTTCATTGAATGTCCTTGCGCATGGGACTGTCACGGGAAGGACCTCAAACGGGACGTGCTCGATGAGCTACAAGACATTTGACGGGAGAACCCTGCAATGCCAAAGGACCGCCAACGGAAGGTACACTGTGTGGATCCCGACAAAGTGGAACCTGCAACCGAATGACTATCTGGTGATGTTGACCGGTGTCGGATATATTATGGATTCTAGCAGCAACAGTTCCCCAGTCAAGGCTACGTTGACCGCGAAGACCGCAAGTTATTTCATTGTGGACATCTCGGACGACGATTCCTGGAATAATGGCTCTTTCGAGTTCCAGATAATCAACATGAATGATTTCACTTACAATGGTGACATCAAGGACTGAAAAATACTAAATAACAACGCATATGAAAAAGAAAGAATTATCATCATTCAAGCAATTCGCCCAGGTCGATGCGGGTGATCTGCTTTTCGGGAAATCGTTGTCCGGAAACGAATATGGCTTTTTCCCTGCATCATTTCTTGGAGATGACGGATATGCCGCAGTCAGGTTCAATCTTGACCAGTCTTCTCCTGTTGGAGAACGTTGTGGTGATTTGAACTATGTGAAACGGCTTCCGTCCCTTCTTGGCCTTGGCTGTTATCTTGTGGGAAATGACCATTCAAGGAAGAAACTTGACCCGAACAACCACTATAAGTTTGCCACCGGTGAGGCGGCCAAGCTTGATGGCACAATGGGGCAATACCAGTGGGGCGTGCGGACACCGTTCTATGTGGCTGCATGGATGGAAGGCAGTTACCTTTATGAGGCCGCTTCCCTGAAACCGATTCCAGGCCGTGAATGTTATCATGTGCCGGTTTTCTCAATCGCTGCCGGACATTCGGGCATCATTGACAGGACAAACAATATCTTGTGTTCGCTGATAAGTTCCGCTGAACAGTATCGTGGCGGTGGTGGTTCTGCCATCACATCCGGAAATGCGTCAGCCGAGAACCTGTCAATGCTTGGGTACGCGGCAACTGAAAAGGGAACCGCCACATTTGAGGAACTTGGTCGCAAACGCGGCGAGGGCTGGGGTGCTGGTTGGTATTGGATAGACACTGTCATCATGATACTTGCCGACATCATCCTCGGTACCAGAAACATCCAAACCTCATTCAGCGCATCAAAGGATGCCAATGGATTGTATCAGGGCGGTCTTGGTTATGGCGTGGCCTCGATGCCTGGTTGGGAAGCTTACAATGGTTATCACCCGGTGGTTCCGTATTCTGCCGGTGTCGAACTCGCGGACGCTCTTGGTGTCGCTTCCTATGCGGTGAAGAAGTCTGACGGAACCGTGGTCTATAATGCCCCGATTCCTTGTTTCTTCGGGCTGAAGAACCCATACGGTCATCTTTGGTGTGGCAAAAACAGGATTGTCGCGGTCATCAATGCTGACGGTTCATATTCATTCTATGTGGCGAAGTCTTCGTTGACAGAATGGAAGTATTCAGAGACGGCCAACATGATAAAGGTCGGGACGATCCTCCCGTCCACCCCTGAAACATGGAACTATGTCAAGCGCATCAATTTTCAGGGACTTGCGGGGATGCCATCAGAGGATGGTGCCACATCGGCGACATATAGGAGTGATGGATGTTATTTCAATAAAGCCGTTTCTGGTTTCCGGTCTCCGCTCGGTTCCGGCAATGCTAACAATGGTGACATTGATGGCTTGGCGTACTTCAACGGTAACTATGCGCCCTCGAATTCCAATGCGAACCTGTCGTCGCCCCACTACTTGGGAGGCTGGTTGTGTTTGCACCCGTCTTCTATTTGAGGATGAACCCCGGCCCTTGCCGAAAGACATCATATCAAAACTGGTTCCGGTAGGTTCGTAAGAATTCGACGGCGCTTGTGAGAGAAAGCAGACACGAGACACTTATAACACTTAGACACTTGTGCGAAGACACGGACACTTGTCGGAAGTCATAGGCACGAAAGAGAACTTTCGTATGGCCCATCGATTGGCTTCACGACGGAAAAGAAGACGGAAGGAGGTGAAAGCATTTGACGAAGACCTTGAGTCAAATGTTGATCGCCTTCTTCATCTTTTTCTCACTTCATCATACCATCCCTCATCGGAGGATTACACCTATAAGACAATACTTGAGAAGAAAGGTCGGAAGGAGAGGTTCCTGTCGATGCTTCAATATTGGCATCACGTCTATCATTGGGGCGTATTGACGCGTACAGAGGATATTGTAAACAGAAGCCTTGACGAACACTGCTTTGCCTGTATCCCTGGCAGAGGACAGCATATGATGGTGAAGCTTATAAGCCACGACCTGAAGACCCACCCTGAACTGAAAGCCTTCGCCAATCTCGATGTGTCAAAGATGTATCCACATATTCTGCATGACATTCCCAAAGCCTATCTGAGGAGGAAGATAAAGGATCCTGTCCTTCTTAATTCCCTTGACGCAGTCATTGACAGCAGCATAGGGACGCCTATGGGCAATGATGATCCTGAACATCCTGCTGGCATAGCAATCGGTCTGAAGATATCGACGATTTATGCTAATATATCGCTTGGTATGTTTGACCATGATGTCAGAAGATTGTTCGGGTTGCAATCGAATCCGGACTTGATCCATAAATTGGCGGCAATGTACATCACGGACAAAAAGGCGTCGGCAAAGACTGAATCCGACTTTGCTGAAATCTCGAAGGGTGAAGCCTATTTGGAAGCACTTTTCTGCCAGTATGTGAAGGAGGGGCTCCGATTCTTTTATAGGTTCATGGACAATGTCCTTGTCCTTCATGAGGATAAGACTTTCCTGCATCTTGTAGTTGATTGGATAGCATTATACTGGGGACGTGAGCTGAAATTCACGATGAACCCAAAGTGGCAGGTCGGGGCTACAAAGGGAGGATTTACGATTGTAGGGTACCGCATTTTTGCTGACGGGCATGTCCGGGCGAACCGTGATGTAGTGCTTGACATCAAGCGGAAAATCAGGAAGGGCCTTAAGATGGGTCTTACCTATGACCAGATAAGGGTAGCCATATCGTCGCAACTCGGAACGGTTATGCATGCAAATTCGATTAATTTCTTAAAAAAGTATCATATGGAAAAGAAAGAACGTTTGGGCGCAAAGATTAACAGGCGCAAAAGCCAATGCCCGTTTGAGATTGCTCACGGTCAGCAGAGGAGATTCGAGAACTTCCTGTTTGACCCGGAGAAGCAGCAGTCGGAGGATGATTTCCTTATGGAACTCCGTGATTATGCCGTGATAGACTCCATCAAGGAGAAGAATGATGACGGCACTCCGAAGAAGTGTCTTGCCATACGTTTTGAATGGCAGGGTAAGGAGTTCTCTTATACGGATGACAGAGGCAAATCTGTGCTTGTTAAGCCAGGTGAGGAATACTTCTCGTACACCGGTTCGAAGGTGCTTATAGAGCAATGCGAAACGGAGTTCTCGAAGGAAGACTTGCCTGCCCCTACTGTTATTAAGATAGAAATCAATAAACGCAACAAGAAGTTTTATAAGTTTACTTGATATGAAAACAACAGAAGTGTTCAGCGTGGCATATCCACGCCAGATGCGTCCCTCAAAATATGACGGGGCGCATTTTTTATGTTATCTCAATGAGAAGCCGGCTACATACAAGCCGGATGAGACATCGGAGCCGATGGAAGGTTATTCTTACACCGGGTCGATGCCTGACGCAGGCACGCTCATCGAGTGCGATGAGTGGAACCGTGACAAGCTCGTGAACGGTATAATCCGGTCGAAGTATCTCCAGACCGAGGAGGATGCCATCAAGACACACCAGATTCAGCTCCTGCAGGCGAAGGCCGGCATGGAGATCGGCGCTTTGACCGATGACAAGGCGGCTGAATATGTGAACGAATGGAACGAGTTTCAGACATTCAGGCAGAACGCCATCAACCTTGTCAATTCATGGGATAAATGGGAGTAGAGTATGGCACCGAGAGGAATAAGAAACAACAATCCCTGCAACATCAGATTGAGCAGGACGACCTATAAGGGAGAGGTTACCCCATCAAGTGATAAGGCTTTCAAACAGTTCGAATCGATGGCTTATGGCTACAGGGCTGTGTTTGTCACGCTTCGACACTACCACACGAACTTGGGGTTGAAGACGATAAGGCAGATGATTAGCCGTTGGGCACCGCCTTCTGAAAACAATACAGGCTCTTATGTAAAGCACGTGTCCGATGCGGCTCAATATGACTGTGATGCCGCGGTGGACATCAAGGACAAGAACCTTATGGTCAAGATTGTGTCTGCGATGTCCTTTGTGGAGAACGGGCTTAAAGCAAACCAGACGGATGTGATGTCCGGTTGGGAGATGTACAGAAGAGACCGCCCTTGAACTTGAAATGGATGCAGCCTTGGGAGTGGCTGTAAATAAAAAACTCCCGACCTGTAAGAAATAGTACCACCCACCTCTTACACAAGAGCGTCACCACGCAAAGCCGGGAGTAAGTCCCTCGTTTGCATGGTGACGCTTTGTGCGTATGGGTGGTACAGGGACAAAGGTAACAATAATTTTTAATTCAACAGATATGAGAACACCTATTTCCTATTATGGAGGGAAACAGACGATGCTGAAGCACATAATCCCTCTCATACCGTCACATCGGCTTTATACGGAAGCCTTTTGTGGCGGGGCAGCCGTATTGTTCGCCAAGTCTCCTGTAGAAGCGGAGATCATAAATGACATCAATATGGAGCTTACAAACTTCTATTGGACGGCGCAAGTCTATTATCGAGACTTGAAGACAGAGATTGACAAAACCCTGCACAGCCGGGACCTTCACGCCCATGCGGCCCACATAAATGCCTATCCGGAATTCTTCTCCCCAGCCCAACGTGCTTGGGCGGTCTGGGCGTTGTGCAGGATGTCTTTTGCGTCAATGATGGACGGCTCTTTCGGGTACGACTTCGGAGGTGGTATGCCAAAGAAAGTCCAGAACGCCAAGGACGAATTCACCGAGCAGATATGCCGGCGGCTTGAACATGTCACTATCGAGAATAGGAACGCTCTCGATGTAATCCAGACATACGATTGCGATGACGCGTTCCATTTCGTTGACCCTCCATACATCAACAGCGACTGTGGTCACTATGAGGGCGTGTTCTCAGACAGAAATATGGAAGAACTCCTTCAGTTGCTGGAAACAGTCAAGGGCAAATTCATGCTGACAATGTTCCCATATGGCCCTATTGAAAGGTATGCCGAGAAAAACGGCTGGACAATTCACCGTATCGAGAGAACAATAAGCGCGTCGAAAACATCACGCAGGAAGCAGGAAGAATGGATGGTATGCAACTATGAGGAGCAGCGCCAACAGAACCTATTTGAACAAGTCGGGGGGGGGCGAATAACGGCCATTTTTAGCCATTTGAAAGGCGTTCTGATGGTTATCTATATAGAAGACTAAATCTCTCAAATATGAACAAATATCATCAAATTTTACAGCATATTCTGTTGGACGGGAAGATGCAGCAGAATAAGAAGGGGGCAATAAAATACCTATTGAATCAGCAGCTGTCTCTGACCCCTGGTGACCTTCTTGACATATTCGAAGAACATAACCTCGCAAGAAAGAAATTGAGGAGTGAACTGGACTTGTTTACGCACGGGGAGCGGAATGTGGAGAAGTACCGTGAAGTCGGCATCTCTTGGTGGGACTATGTCGGACCTATCCTTGTGAACTCATATCCTACATACTTCGAGAAACTGCCACCGCTTGTGGCCAAGATAAATAAGGAAAAGAGGAGCAGTAAAAACTATGTGCTGTTTCTCGGAGCAACGGATGCTGAAAGCAATCAGGCACCGTGCCTGTCTTTGGTTCAGTTCCAGATCGAGGATGGAGAACTTGTGCTTACGGCTTATCAACGCAGTTCAGATGCAAGTTTAGGCTTGCCGTCTGACATTTACCATCTGTATCTGATATCGAGACAGATTGACTTGCCATTGAAGTCCATAACCCTATTTTTGGGGAATGCCCACATCTATGAAAACAATCTGCTAAATACTGAACGACTATTGGCAGGTGAGGAAGTCAAATTTGAGTTGAATGTCTGATGGTGATACGCTCTATTGGAAAGGCTCTCAAAACGTATTCAATTAACGTTTGAGAGACATTTCTGTGAGTATGATGTGCGCGATTTTTCTGTCACATTTCGTTTTTGCAGTTTTCTGGCGAACTTTAGTCGCATTTGGTTTTGTATTTCATCACGATTGGTTTTGCCGATTATATCTTTTTCATATTTATCAATACTCTTTAAGTGAAAAAAAACAAAACGACATGAGTCACGATAAATGACAGGCTACCGAGTTTCAATTTTCCATCCTTTAGGAATTCCGTGTACGCCAATCACGTTCCAAGTGGCATTTTTGCTCTTGACGAATGTTCCGGAAGCCGCCACACCGCTGAGCCAGTCTTTTGTGGTTTCTTCTGATGGGCTGGTTGTGAACAATGCTTTGACATATCGGAGCTTGCTGCAATCTTTAAACATAAGCTGATAACAATTGCGAATAAGCTCTTTAGCCGGAAGCTCAGGTGCAGATGTAAGACTTGTACATCCTTGGAACATTTCGCTATAACAACCCCAATCCAAGGTCGTCGCAGGGAGTATAGGCGCTGATGTAAGACTTGTGCATCCGTTGAACATGCTATGGTAGCATTCTCTTACCAGGTATGTAGCCGGAAGTTCCGGAGCCGATGTGAGACTTGTGCATCCCTCAAACATGTAATTGTAGCAATTGGACTCCAATCTTTTAGCATGGAGGTCGGGTGCGGATGTCAGTTTCGTACAGTTTGCGAACATACCGTTATAACAATAGGATTCCATTTTTATGGCCGGGAGCTTAGGAGCAGATGCCAGAGCGGAACATCCTTTGAACATCCACCCATAACAATTGTATGCCAACACATTGGCCGGGAGTTCAGGTGCGGATGTCAATTCTGTACATTCAGAGAACATTCCGAAATAACAGCCCTGTTCCATTGTTGTCGCCGGGAGTTTCGGAGCAGATGTCAGAGTGGAACATCCACGGAACATATACCGATAACAATTAGTTGCCAATACTTCGGCCGGGAGTTCCGGCGCAGATTTCAGAGCTGTGCATCCTGAGAACATTTGGGAATAGCAGCCCTTTTCCATTGTTGTTGCCGGGAGCTCAGGCGCAGACAGCAGGCTTGTACATCCTTCAAATAATGCGAAAAATCCATAGAATGTAAGCGGAGTAGAGAAATCCCTGTTTAACAATGACATAATATTCCCTTGTGCAGAGATGGGACCGGATATCTCGAAATGATAGTAATTTTCGTCATCCTTACTGAATTTGCGATTTTTATGCTCGCCGCTTCTGAACAGTAAAAATGTACTGTCCGCCAAAGTAATCGTTTCCCCTATGGTGTATGGCTTCCAATGGGATTCATCAGTGCTGTATTCCAATGAGATTTCATACGTGATCCCCACTTGTGCAAGCCGGACAGTGGATTCTCCGGAAGAAATGAACGCAAGACCTTTGTAGTCCGCTGACGGGACAGGGGTAGGACTCGGATATTCCGGTTCCTGTTGCTGATTGCCTGAATCGTCCTTACTACAAGCGGAAAATCCCGCAATCAGAACGAGTGAGGCAATAAGATTGAATATCTTTCTCATATTATCAATACTCTTTAAGTGAAAAATCAAAACCACAATAAGCCCAATTCCGCAAACCATAGATTCGTGGAGCGACTCACTTGGCAAAACTTTGTCTCACAAATATAGAAAAATCTGAAAACATAATGCCGTTCTCGGCCAAAATCGTGATTATGCGACATTTACGCAAAATGAAATTCGTCTTGCTGCTCATTCAAATGAACTTGAGAATGCCGACAAGCACCCGACAAGTTGCACACAGATAATGCCAATGTCAAGCAACTTGTCTCTACGATAAATGGCAGGCTTACTCAGTTTCGACTTTCCATCCTTCCGAATGTCGTATTCGGCGGGGCTCTCGCAGATGTCCTGATGGTCTTGCTTAATCCAAGACTTCATGCCTGCGGTGAGTTTCTCTATCATAATGCACTGGGATTATTGTTCGTTTTCTTTTTGGCCGTAGAGTTTGTATCCTTTGGATGTTGCTCCCATCGCCCTACACCAGTTGGTCGCGTGGTACCTTGCGGCGGATCGAATTCTATGTCTATGCCGTCCTTGCTGTACTCGTATTCGCAGACTTTCATTCTTAATTCGTCAGGTAGGATGGAAACGAAATCAGCTTTTTCGTCCTTGTGAATGGGGATGATGAGCGCTGGATTAATCAGCTCGCAGAGCCGGACCAAATCCTGCTTGGAGACATGACCGGATGTGTGAATACGGTCTTTTATTGTACAGCTTTTCTCGCGGAACTGCTCCACATAGTCAAATAGTTCCTGATTGAATGCCGTATTTCCCTCACGCTTCTCTATGTAGCCGTGGTATTGGGAATAGACCAAGCACGTTTCTTCCGGCTTGCAGAAAGGAAGAATCTTGTCTAGGTAAGACTGGAACTTCTCACTGCGCCGTATCAGCATCACAAAGCCATAGCGGCGCATCATATAATCCATCTTTTCGTTTGTGGGACTGTATCCGTAAATCTTGTTTGGTCCGAAATGGTAGAGCCGTCTTCCTTCTTCAGCCTGCTGGGCGATGAGGCCGATGATGTCTTTCTGGTAAGTATCCGCGATGAAAGGCCTTTGCGCAGACTCTTTGTTCGCGCTGTAAATTGACTCCAGACGATCTGCATCTGTGGACGAGCAGATGATGAATGTATTTTTATACTGTCGGAAAACTTCCTTGAATTCTTCCTTCAGGGCCGACTCGGGACGCATGGATTTGCCGTTATTGTCCACGTTGGTACCCTCGGTGATGAGAATATCGACATGTCCGGCAATATGGTATTTGTCAACGACTTTGTAGATGCCTTCTCCCATATAACCGTGCCCTCGGAAATCTCCGGTGTGCAGTATTGTCTTTCCGTCGCACTTGATTTTGAGCATGTAGGAATCGGCCGATGAATGACTGACCTGGAAAGGCGTGACCGTGATGTCGTCGATGGCAATGGGGCGCCCTTTCCGGTAAGTCTTGAACGGCTCCAGTTTCCTCAAGCACTTATCGCTGTTTTCCTTCAAGGCATCGGCGTGAGACATGTGTTCGTACTTGGCCTTCATGATATTAAGTGCCAACGGGCCGATGTACTGGTCCACCCCGTCCGGCACGTACTGGAACAGTTCTACGTGATCGCCGTGCATGTGAGTGTAAAAGATGGCCCTGGCATCGCCAATCAGGTCCGCGATGGCCTCCTCCGAGGCGAATTCATCCTCAGACTCCTCGTCGCCTTTAGGAAGATTGTGCCCCAGGTCGACGAAGATCCTGGTTCCCATTGACGAAACTATTTCAGTAATGCAGCCGCCAATTTGGTTGCCTCGATGAATGGTTATTCTCATAGAGACGAATCGGTAATCTCGATAGTTTCCTTATCGAAGAACATATAGTGTAGTTTGAGTTTGATATTCGAGCCCGGAATCGATGCTTCCTCTCCGGTGAATGGTTTAGAGCCATCCTTAGGGTCGGGCATTAAAACAGAAACAAATATATAATTCCGATTGCAAGGATCATTAATCCCGCATAATGACCAGAAATCATCAGCAGCTTCGGTTTTGCATAGCTCGGCAATGAAAGTAGCATAAGCAATAGCTTGCGAAATGACCTTGTCAGGGTTCTCTGTAGCTTTATACTCATCCTTGAGTTCAAATACCACAAGGTGTTTTTTTCTCCTGGCCAGTATGTCAATTCCACCATGGCCATTAGAATACTGAATATCACTTCCGCTAGCTGTTAATGGAGTGGGCAGCTGAAAAAATATATCGCCACCAAGAGTGACAGGTTGAATTCCAGCAAGAGATTTTTCTGTACGGCTTGCCTTACTTAATTCTTTCAAAAGCAGATTCTCCAATCTGTGTTCGGGGTGATGCTTTTTTTCTGGGTTATTTTGGAAAAACTTCCGAAATAACTTTGCTTCTTCATCATGCCAGGAGAAATCACCTGCCGAAAGCTCTTTGGGGTATCCATTGAAGTATTTTGGGTTGCTGCTATTCTTGTGTTGGTTTTCACTAATTACAAGCCTGACATCATTTCCTCGTATAACAATTGACCCAACACTTTGTCCTTGGTATCTTAGGTCGAAAACAGGTTTATTGTCCTTTGCGTTTCCAATAGTAGAATAGACGCTAAGATTAGCCCACTTATGGAACTTTTTGCGACGCTCTTTGATTTTGTCGCGATTAGCGACTGTCTGGCTCATATACTGAATGAATCGATGTTCCCATTCTTTGCGGTGCTGATTCAATTCGGTCTGTGCTTTTGCGATAGCTTCCTGCGGTGTCATATCAAAAATTGAGTTTAAGTTTGCTAATAAAGTTCGTTGGCTGGAATCTCCTTGAATCGTTCCACCTCATTTCCATCATCGCCCTTAATTTTGCTAAAGAAAATATTATATGGGCGGACCCAATACTTTTGCATGCCATACAATTCTTGGTAAATTACCACATCCTCCAGTGTTTCGGTATCTTGGCCGAAGCCGATGAGCTTGTATTTGCCTCCACGGAAGTGCTGGAAATAGCGTTCTTTGGTCATATACCGCTCACTCAGCATCTTTCTCCAGACCTTCTCCTGCTCGTAGGGGTATTCGCCGCCGCCGGCAATCACGTCGGCCACAACCTTTTTGACGATTGGCTTGGTGAGCATGGCGTTCTGGGTGCGGGCGTAGTTCTCCAGCCGGTTCACCGCTTTCTCCATAGCAACGATAAAGGCATTGATGGTGGAGGATGGTGTATTCTTGTGGTTGTACGCGGCAGGTGTTACGCGGGACTCCTTCTCATCCCACGCCTCCGGAGGGATGCTGAACCCCATCGTGGTCTGATACCGGTCTCCGTTGAAAGACCAGACAACCCTGATAGGGGATTCTTTGTGCTTGTTCTGACGCTTGTCGAGATAGAGTTTCAGGGGCAT